ATATACATTTTTGTAAATATATAAAAATTTATATATAAAAATTTATATATTTAAATTATATAAGTAATGAATCCTTTAGCCTTACTAAAAGAAAAAATGATGCTAAAACCAATTGTTGAACAAAAGGAACGTGTCGCAATTATTATAAAAGGGATTAAAAAACCAAGAAAACTAAAAGCCACTTCTCAGGAAAAAGGAATGGAGGAAGGAATGGAGGAAAAAGGAATGGAGGAAGGAATGGAGAAAGGAATGGAGAAAGGAATGGAGGAAGGATTGGAGGAAGGAGAAAAGGGTGTCCCAGTTATTGAATTGAAAACAGATATTGGTTTTGACCGCAAAGCTCTTACTGAAAAATTAGCAAAAAATAAAAAACTTAAGGTTACTATAAAACCTATTTTGGAAGTGACTGAAGAAAAAAAGATTTCTGAACCTATAGAACCTCCACTAGTCAAAGCCAAAAAACTAGATACCAAAAAACGTCTCATTATTGAATCAGAAGATGAAGAAATGGAACAAGAAAAAGGCGATAAAGAAGAAGTTCAATTCATATCAAAACAACACGATGTAATTCCTATTAAACTTCCAAAAAAGAAGACCCGTATTAGTAAAAAAATAGAAAAAGGTATTGCTGTCTTAGGCCCAGAAACAATTGTAGAAATTGGCGATACGGATTTAAGAAAGCGTCTTCCTACAAAGACACCACAAGTCATTGTCAAAGTTTCCAGTTACTATATGAACAATAGAGAGAAATTTATTAACTTTATTAACTCTCTTTTTGAACCTTATCGTCAGGAATTATTAGAAAATAAAGAAAATATATCGTGTGATGTCATCGGTAAAACTAGCACAAATTTTTCTTTATTGACACATCAAAAAATTGTCCGTGATTATATGAATTTATATACGCCTTATCGCGGCTTACTTTTATACCACGGCTTAGGGTCTGGCAAATGTCACGCAAAAGGCACACCAATTATGATGTCAGATGGTAGAATAGAATTAGTAGAAAATATTAAAGAAGGTGATTTTTTGATGGGTGATAATTCAAAACCTAGAAAGGTGATATCTTTAGCGAGAGGAAAAGATAAAATGTATGATATTATACCTGTGAAAGGTGAAAAATATCGCGTAAATCAAGAACATATATTATGCCTAAAAGCTTCCGGGTTTCCAATGTTGTGTCGTAATAATCATAAATCAAATACAAATTATAATGTTCAATGGATACAAAATAATAATTTTCAATCAAAAACTTTTACTTTTAATATAGACAAAAATAATGAACCGCAAATTAAAGAAGAAGCAGAAAAGTTTTACAAGTTGATTAACACAAACCCAGAAACAAGTGATTCTATCATTGAAATTTCAGTGAAAGATTATTTAAAATTATCTAATAAGAAAAAAAACTTTTTAAAAGGGTATAAAGTTCCTATTCACTTTGAAGAAAAGACTATTTCTATTGACCCTTATATGATTGGTTATTGGTTAGGCGATGGAACTAGTTACACATCTGAAATAACAAGTCAGGATTCAAAAGTTCTGTATTATTTTGCAAAAGAGTTACCAAAATATAGACTATTTTTATCACATAGAGATAAATATACATATGGTATTACCGGTAATGGCAAATATTACAATAATATATTTTTAAATACTTTGAAAGAATTAAACCTTATTAATAATAAACACATACCAGATATTTATAAGTGCAACTCAAGAGAGAATCGATTAAAACTTCTAGCAGGATTATTGGATAGTGATGGTCATTTAAATAAATCTGGTAATGAATTTGAATTTACTCAGAAAAATGAAAAACTAATGGATGACGTTATTTATTTAGCAAGAAGTCTTGGTTTTGCTTGTTATAAATCAATAAAAAATACATCGTGGACATATAATGGAGAAAAAAAATATGGCCAAGCATTTAGAACCCATATAAATGGCACAGGTTTACATGAAATACCAACACAAATACCAAGAAAAAAAGCTAATCCAAGACAACAGATAAAAGATTGCCTAGTTACTGGTATTAAAGTTGAATATGTTAATGAAGATGAATATTATGGGTTCATGATTGACCAAAATTGTAGATATGTGATGGGTGATTTTTCAGTAACTCATAATACGGCCACTTCTATCGCAATTGCAGAGGGTATGAAGAGCTCTAAACAGGTGATCATTATGACACCTGCTTCTTTACGTGCAAACTATGTGGAAGAACTCAAAAAAGCCGGCGATTTGCTTTACAAGAGAAATCAGTTTTGGGAATGGATTTCTCTCGATCAATATCCGGAAGCATTGCAACCCATGTCGGCAGTCCTAAATTTACCTCAAGAATACATACGCAGACATAAGGGTGCTTTTTTCATCAATGTTTCAAAACCTACGAATTATGATGAATTGAACGATATTGATAGAAAAGTATTGGAAGAACAATTAAATGAAATGATAAGTGCAAAATATAGGTTTATTAATTATAATGGTTTACGTGCAACCAGATTGGCAGAAATGACATCTAATTATAGTCGTAATATATTTGATAATGCAGTAGTAGTCATAGATGAGGCGCACAATTTAATCAGCAGAATTGTCAATAAATTAAAGAAAGAAAAATCAATTCCAGATGAAGAGAGAAGTAATAAAAAAAAGGCAGAAGTGCAATCAGAAGCGCAACCAGAAGAACCAGGTATTTTTGGTGAAAATACTCCTATTAATTTAGCTACAAAATTGTATTATATGTTGTTAAGAGCAAAAAATGCACGTATTGTTTTATTATCAGGAACACCTGTTATCAACTATCCTAATGAATTCGGTATCTTATTTAATATTTTGCGAGGATATATTAGAACATGGAAAATACAATTGAATGTTAAAACTGAAAAAAAAATAGACAGAGAATCATTAAAGAATATATTACTTGGAGAGAAAACACTAGATTATTTAGATTATTCTCCTGCCAGTAAAATATTAACTATTACTAGAAATCCTTTTGGATTTAAAAATAAAATTAAAAAAGAAACTGGTTATCAGGGTGTTGCAAATAGTAAAAAAGATGAGAGTGGTGGTTTAGAGTTAGATGACGAATTTACATCTGATGACGATTTTGAGAGAAAAATTATTGGAATTTTAAGGAGAAATGATATAGATGTTATACCACAAGGAATTAAAATAATTAATAAAAAGGCACTACCCGATGATTTAGATACTTTTATGGCGCGTTATATCAATGATTCTGATAAAAAGTTGAAGAATACGGATGCCTTAAAACGACGTATACTTGGACTATCCTCTTACTTTAAAAGTGCACAAGAAAGTTTGTTACCTAGATATAATAAAACTATTGGTGTTGATTATCACATTGTAAGGATTCCAATGAGTGATTCGCAATTTAAAATATATGAGACTGCACGTAAAGAAGAGAGAAAAATGGAGAAAAAAAAACCAAAACAGACTAATGCCGAATTGTTTGAAGAAAAATCATCTACATATCGCATTTTTTCAAGATTATTTTGCAATTTTGCATTACCTGAAAGACCTATTCCTGATAAAAAGAAAAAACCTACAACTGAGAAAGGAAAAGAAGAAGAAGAAGAAGATGAATCAGAACAATCAAATATTGCACAAATTATTAAAGAAGGGGTGCGTGAAGAATCAAAACAAGATGTTCAAGACGATAGAGAAGGTGAAATCGAGGGCGACGAAATTTTGGAAAAAATAGGTGGTGATACTTATAAAGAAAGATTGGAAGATATGTTACGTAATGTTAAAGAACATGCAAACGATTTTTTAACTCCAGAAGCGTTACAAATATATAGCCCCAAATTTTTACATATTCTTGAAAATATTCAGGACCCAGAATACGAAGGGCTTCATTTATTGTATAGTCAGTTTAGAACTCTTGAAGGTATTGGTCTATTCTGTTTGACATTGGAAAAGAATGGATTTGCACGATTTAATATAAAGAAAAACTCTATGGGGTCTTGGCAAATTGATATTCCTGAAATAGACCAAGGTAAACCTACTTATGCACTATATACAGGTACTGAGACTTCTGAAGAAAAAGAAATTATGAGACACATTTACAACGGCGAATGGGATGACATTCCAGAAAGTATTGCTGTCGAATTAAAGGCAAAGTATAATAACAACAATATGGGAGAAGTCATTAAAGTGTTTATGATTACATCCTCTGGTTCCGAAGGAATCAACTTGAGAAATACTCGTTATGTGCACATTATGGAACCTTATTGGCATCCTGTGAGGTCTGAACAAGTTATTGGACGTGCACGACGTATTTGCAGTCATAAAGCGTTACCACTTGCCCTGCAAACATTAGAAGTGTTTGTATATTTAATGGTATTTACGGAGACACAATTAAAATCAGACGAAGCAATCGAGCTCAAGCAAAAAGATTTGAGTAAAGCGATTCCAAGACTTCCTCAAACAAGTGACCAATATTTATATGAAATTTCTGAAATTAAAGCTGGTCTTACTGCACAACTTACTGATGCGGTTAAGGAATCTGCCTTTGATTGCTATATTTATTCAAATGGTAAGTGCGTCAATTTTGGTGATCCTACAAATGACAAATTCGCATATGTTCCTGATTATGCTGACCAGCAAAATGATATAAGTGTTCAGGCGAATAAAGAAACAATAAAATGGCTTGGAAAACCTGTTACATTGAATGGTGTAAAATATGTTTACAGAAGAATGAGTAAGACATTGTTGAATATCTATGATCTAACAAGTTATGAATCTGCATTAAAAGATCCTTCTATTATTCCATTACAAATAGGAACATTAGAAAAAAATGACCGAGGTGAGGATGTTTTTAAACAATTAGTAGTGTAAATCATAAATTATCAGCTAAATACGTTTGATATCATTAAATCAATCATTTCTTTTTCATCAATTGATAAATTGTCATATTCTACTACACCTTCTGCAATACTCGCAATAAATTTTTCATAAATTATTTGATATTTATCTTTTATAAAGTTTGTTATTCTTGGATACTTTTTCTCTTTGAAAATAATGACCTTAAATCCTAAATTTCGAATTCCATGTTCATACTTCATTCGTGGAGAAGAGTTTGAGGCAATGATAACCCGAAATAAATTAAATAGTAAAAGCAAATTAAAGAATTGCATTGCGTTGTATTGTTTATATATTATTAATTACAAATTTTTTATCTCATTTTTTTTAAAAATTTTTTAATTTTTATTTTATTTTATTTTATTTTATTTTATTTTATTTTATTTTATTTTAATTTTATTTAATTTTATTTTGTAATAATTCTAATATTTTATCCATTTTATTATCATATGATTGAAGTGTTTTCTCTATTTGTAATAAACGTTCCTCTACTTGTAAAGTAAATGTTGAATCATTCATAGTAAGCGTTATATTTTCTAAATTTGAAGGGACTTTTTTCAACTTTTTAAAAATATTATTATCTGAATTATTATCATTTGAATTATTATCATTTTCCAAAGTAGGTGTATTGAATTCTTCATTCTGACCCCATGTAACATTTTTACCCTTTTGTATTAAAGTGTTATCGTATAGATTTAAACCATTATTTTCGTGTGTATTCATTTTAATATTAGGATTCAGTTTTTCACTTTTGATAGATGTTTCTTGTGGTTTTAACCAAGTATCTGCATTTTCAATAGATCCTTGATTTGCTTTACTTATTTGTTCAACGTCATAATTTCGTTTTGCAGTCATTTCTTTAATAATTTTATCCATTTCACTGATTGGAGTGTCTTTTAATTTATCAGAAAACTCTGGCAGTTCTGGGACTGGTAAAGACATTGCATTCGTAAAATCCTCTTGACGTTTCTGTAAATCTTTTTCAAATTGATTTTTTTTTTCATTATGAATTTCCTCATATGTAATGGATTCTTTTAGGGGAAGGTCATCATATATTTTAATTTTATTATGTATTTGATTTGGATAATTGGTTCTGATGTGTGTTAAAATTAATAATATATATTTTTTATTCATGTCTATTAGATGTGTAGTCTTTGTTTTCTCTGCTGAAAAAAACCCTCTAATATTATCCAGAAAAACTTGAAAAACCTTTTCTTGAATATCTTTTGATAGAAATTTAAATATATCTTCATCTATAATTACATCCCAAAGTGTATCTACATTTTCTTTTTTAAGAAAGTTTTGTATGCTCATAAAATATATAAATATAGATTTATCTTTTTATATATTTTATTCTTGTTTAGTTATTTTATATATAATGGAAAAAAAATAGGATCTAAAAGATTTGTTCTTGAAGAATTTAATCCATATGAATATTACGATGCTGCTGATGATAGAGAAATTGATGATTCTGATGTAAATCCGGTAACTGCTGGAGGTAGAAAATCTATAAAGAATCATTAAAATAAATTTTTCTAAAATTCTCCATGTATTTATCCTTTAATATATGATGTTTCATATATTCTGAAGTAAATTTATCTTCTAACATGTGAACAATAAAAAAGAGTGAATATATTCCACATTCTGTGTTACCATATTGATGCTCTATACCTTCATTACTATCAAATTCAAAATTCATTTTTGGCGTTAAACCTTTACCTTGATCTATAATGCGGTCTACTAGAACCATAATTTCTTTAGGTGGTTCATCGCCAGTGCTGTCAAAAAAGAATATTTTCTTTTTTTTAATGTTAATAAACATCGAAATCCAATGTTCGCCTGGTTTGTTATGAGGGTCAGTATTAAATATTATTCCAATTTTTGTTTTCCCGTTTGCCAATTGATCTTTTACACTAAATTTACATAATTCATCCCAAACACATTCACCATATAATTTTCTTGTATCAAAATCAATTGGAGAAGGACCAATAAAATCAAAACATTTATAAGCTTTTTCATATTGTTTCATAACACTCATGATATCTACACTTGATAACCATTCATTTGGATTTTTTTTCCATTCTGGTGGAGATTCTGGTGCAAAAGAATCTGCTACATCACTATCCACTTTACCAAATGCAGCTTTTTGTTTTAACCAACACGATTCTTTATTACAAACGCGACCAAGGTGCTTGCTAATTTCTGCATGAATTTCTTTTGATAAAGTGCTTTTTATTTTTGCATCTGGATGACGTGCATTCCATAAGTCTCTTAATTTAAATAATGACCTATTAGTATAACAAGAAAACTCATTTATTTCACCTTTTGCTTTGGGACTACAATTTACCTTTGCCAATTTTACTGCTTTTTTCGATTTTCGACCGCCATATCGATTTTTTGTTTTATTATGATTCATTCTATTTTTCTTGCGATGTGTCTTCATATATATTATTAATATTATTTCTATCTAGCTTTGCAAAAGGGGGCGCCAATATTTTTTTACCTTTTTTAAATGATGGTTTATCTAAACATGGTTCTTGTGGCATTTTTATCGTCCGTAGCATTATCTTATCTGCTTCTAAACAATTATCTTGCTGATTTACTTCATTTAAAGATACATCTGTTATTACTTCGTTTTCTTCAGTAAAAACAAAATCCTTGTATTCAGATTGTACAAGATCATTTGTATCCTTGGCTTTCAAATAATGTATACAGGCATTGAAAAAATTATTATATGCATATTTGACGTCAGGTAGCAAATCTGATGGCTCATCTGCACCTCTTATTAAATTTTGAAATAAATGATAAACACGTTTTTTATAAAGTTTGCGCTCTTCTTTATTTACGTGCGCTGCTTTCTTGTTATTTACATGAGAATTGTACATTTCCTTGTTTAAAAGATAATCTAAAGTAACTTGATCGACAAAAGCTTGTGACATTCACCTTTACAAAGGTAGAGTCAAAAAAATCAAAGTTTTCACTCAATTATGAAACATGGATAATATGATTATTCATATATTTATTGCCGTGTTTTGATATAATAAATGTGCGGTTTTCATCTCTCTCCACCTCTTCACTATCTAAATAACAATGCATACGAATATTTTCTTCGTGATAATCACTACCTGCATGTACTAAATCCGCTCTAAATACCAATACATCGCCTTGATTTAACTCTATTTTGGTTGGCACAATTGGGTCGCCCTTATAAGTGCCTTGAATTACTTTGCTAGAGTTTTCCCATAAATAAATATACGTATTTGGTTGTAATGCTATCAATACCAATAAAGGGACTTGCTTACCCTTTTTAATACATTTTTGGAATTCTTCAGTATTTTCATAATCCGTATGAGGTAATTGTGGGTTACAGCCTGATTTCGATTCTATTAGAACCCATTTACTAGGCGTCAGAGAAGTGGATAGGTTTTTAACAAACTCATTTAATGAATCAATAAATTTTTTATTTTGTTTTGTTGACTTCAGATTACATTGACAACGCTTATTGTCATTTCTCTTTGAATTAAATATAGGATCAGCATGTTGCAATTGGTTTTTGAAATCTTCTAATAAATCTGTTGTAGTTACGAAGATATTTTCATAAATAGTATATTCCGGAATCGACATATACTATTCTAGATATTCCGCTTTAAATAAAAGTAGTAAAAAATAGTAAAAAATAGAAAAAAAAATAGTAAAAAAATAGTAAAAAAATAGTAAAAAAATAGTAAAAAAATAGTAAAAAAATAGTAAAAAGTAGTAAAAAGTAGTAAAAATATAGTTAAAGGTTTGGCTCCACCTTTTCAAAGGTGGATTGCTTCGTTAAATCGCGCACTTGGCATCTCGTATTATTATAGAAAATCCCAGAACCCACTATATTTTTGTCTGGATTTGGATTAAAACTAGAAAAACTTTCATTTTGAAACAATAACTCATGCGGGCTTGGCTTTGTCATGGTTTGAAATTTATAATTATATAAATCACTATTGCTAGAAGGAACAAATGTAGCTTGGCTGCACTTTTGAAGAGCATAAATCTGATTCCTTAATTCAGATTCTTTATTGATATTGGATGCAAAACCAGACCATGGTGATTGTGTATTTCCTGGGTTAAAAACGTTGTGAACATTAAATGTAGGAGCTTGTACTAATGGCACTTGTACTTCCTTTCTGGGGTCAACAATTGGAAAATATGAATATTTTGTCATAACAGGTCTCACATCTACATAAGGTTGTAACATTTGGGATGGAATATTTCTATCATAAATTCGTCCATTTGTTTCCTGATGTATTTGTGCAACACTTTGATTTTCGGAATATGCGTTCATTGATATACATATATATATTATTTTTCCATCTACCTTTTGCAAAAATTTAAAATTTTGTTAAAAGTTGTATTGAAGTTGTATTATACTTGGCTCCACCTTTTCTAAAGGTGGAAAAAGTATATAAAGCCAATAGCACATATTATAATACGAATGTGCGGAATTTTTGCTCTTCTAAACAATCAAACAGATTTAGGGTTAGTGAAAAATGAGTTTATGAAAGGCCAGGGACGTGGGCCTGAATTTTCTAAATTAGATACTTCTTATATTAAAATGGTTCTTGGATTTCATAGACTTGCAATAAATGGGTTAAATGAAGCGTCTAATCAACCACTGGTTATCGACGATATTGTTCTTATTTGTAATGGTGAGATTTACAATTATATGCAATTATATAAATATATGAATATAAAACCTACAACTGGTTCTGATTGTGAAGTCATTATTCATTTATATCTTAAATATGGTATAGAACAGACTCTTACTATGCTAGATGGTGTATTTGCATTTGTTTTATTTGATAATCGCACTATTGCTGATGTAGATAATAAAGTATATGTCGCACGTGATCCGTATGGTGTAAGGCCGTTATATTACCTTACACAAACAAAACAAATTCAACCATTTTCTGGTAGTTTACATGGTTTTGCATCAGAGCTTAAATGCTTAGAACATTTTTATAATATTAATCCTAATGAACACAAAATATGTCAATTTACCCCGGGCAGTTATAGTATTTTCAATTTATCCAGCAAAGTCATGGCGACTTGGCTACCTATTAAAGAAAACATTGCTTATTTTATTCCATCTTTCCCTTATAGTCATATAATAGATGAAAATGATTATTCAAAAAATTTACTAGAAATTTATAGTAATATTTCTTATTATTTATCAATTGCAGTTGACAAACGTTGCTTGGCAACTGAAAGACCTATTGCATGCCTCCTTTCTGGTGGATTAGATAGTAGCTTGATTGCTGCTCTCGTTTCGAATTATTATAAACGAAATGATTACGAGCAACCATTAGAAACTTATAGTATTGGCCTTGAAGGTTCTGAAGATTTGAAATATGCTCGCATTGTTGCTGACTATATTGGTAGCAAACATATAGAAGTGATTGTAACTGAAAAGGAAATGTTTGATGCTATACCAGAAGTAATTGCAAAAATCGAAAGCTATGATACAACATCAGTTAGAGCCAGTATTGGCAATTATTTATTGGGAAAATACATTGTCTCGAATTCTAACGCCAAAGTAATTTTCAATGGTGATGGTTCTGATGAGCTTCTTGGCGGATATTTGTATATGAATAAATGTCCTGATGATATTGAGTTTGATAGAGAGACACGTAGACTATTAAAAGATATACATTTGTTTGATGTTTTGCGCTCCGATAAGTCAATTTCATCTCATGGTCTAGAGCCTCGCACACCATTTTTGGACAGAAGTTTTACCAATTATGTATTGTCTATTCCTCCGTATTTTAGAAATCACAAAAATGTTGGAAACATTGAAAAATTCTTACTACGAAATGCATTTTCCAAAGAATACTTCTTAAATTATAACCAAGAACCATTATTGCCGGATTCTATTCTTTGGCGCAAGAAGGAGGCATTTAGTGACGGAGTTAGCTCTCATGGTCGCTCCTTATATGTTATCCTTCAAGAGCAAATTACTGAAGTATTAAATATGAATTATGGAAATTTTACACCATCTATAGATACAGAAAAATACTATTACAAAATGATTTTTGATGGATTCTTTCCAAATTGCGCCACTATTGTGCCATATTTTTGGATGCCAAAATATACTGATGCAAAAGATCCGAGTGCAAGAACGCTGACATTTTATGAACAAATAAAACCAGATATAGTAAGCTGAAAAAAACGCACTAGCCTATATTGCAGAATATTTGCACGGAGCTTATAGGTATATGGCATTCTGGTTTTTCATATATAATTTGTAATCCATTAGGTAATTTTATATGTTTAATTGTTGTCATTTAATAATATTATATTATATTAATTTAATATAATATGTTTAATAAGCGAACAATACATAATTTTCAAGACAGATTATTTAATTTTTTTATTATAATATCTTGGTCACTTATAATTATTTCTGCGTTAGGATTTTCACAATATACACCTAAATTCTTAGAAAATTTAGATTATTATATAAGAATATACATTTGCTTATTTTTAATGTGGAGATTTAACCCTTTGAGAAGACATTACGAATTTACTGATTTAGATCGTAAAATAGCCTTTAGTGCTGGTTTATTTATTTTGACAACTACAGCATTGAATCAATATTTGAAAAATGCTCAAGAAAAATTGCAAGATATTTTACATGTTTAAATACTTCTATATGTCTTATTTTTTCCTTTTATTCCTTTATTCCTTTTGTAAAGATTCTTCATTGTTCTATTTCTTTTTGGCTTATCATTAAAAAATGTTTGCAAATGCATAATAATATGTTTACCTACTATTTTATCTAGTTCATACTCTTTTCCCTCCTTCTCTACACATTTGTATTTATATATTTTGAAAAAGCTGGTCATACTTGTTTCAAAATCAGTGTATTGAATGAATCGTTTTCCAATAGCAGAATTCATGAATCGATTTAGCATTTCATCAAAAGGTATATCATGATAATATGGTTTCAAATTTATATAGTAAATATGTTCATTTGACATACCAGGATGAAATGTATCGTCGAGAAAACATATTTCTGTATTAGCAGGCACTTTTGTACATCTAATAAAATCATGATGTGTCTTATTATGAGTTGTTCTACATATTTCAACTTGCTGACCATTTATCCTGAATGCAGCAACAATTTGGTCAATCAACTTAAAATCAAGTTTTTTATCAAAATATCCTACAATATGTTGCGCCCATTCGCGAGGTCCATTATTATTTGTGTATATCATCATCTTGTGACAACAAGAGGATTCCTTTTTTGTCTTTAAGTAGGTTAAAATATTTATTATATTAGGACGAAGTACTTCGGGAAATAAATCTAGACAATCATTAAAATCATGTTGAGACAAAGCAGTGAGAGATTTGTTTTTTATGTATTGGGTTAGACTATCCCAAAACATACCAAATTCTGTAAAATAACCAAGGGTTTCATCTAAATCAAATACAACTATTTTCATCACTAATATATGTTTAGTTTTTTGATTTTAAAAAAAACTTAAATAGAAATTATAATATATATAATATGAACTTTAACAATACAACTCCTTTAGAAAAGGTTTCCAAATTAAAAATTAATACTTCTCCTTATGTTGAACCTTATATTGAACCACCATTGACTGCAAGAAAAGAGCTAGACGATTTACGAGAAAGCACGCGTAATTTTGTCATTGATAATGAAGTATTGTACAATAAATTACAATCAGTGCAAAATGAGATTCGGGATCTTGTATACTTTTTAAAAAAGTTGAACTAAAACGTTTTTAGGATTTTTTCTAAAAGAGAGAAAAAACTTTTTTTACACATTTTTAACATTTCAAATGCAAATTATCTCCCAGTCCAACATTTTATTAATGGTAAATGTTTATATTCATTTATTTCATTAAAATGTATACCCCAATTACAATATTTGTGTATATTACCTAATAATGTTTCGTGATGATTTCCTTCTTTTTGTAATAAACAAGCAAATACTCTTTCAAAACTGCAACGATTATGTCTATTTAATACATAATCTAATAATTTACTAATATCATATTTATTATTAATATGAGTTAAATAATCGTGTGTAATTATAGACATGGCTCCAAAACAACCCGTCCATAAATTTTTGTTTTCATAAAATTCTTTCAATTCTAAATCATTAAAAACATTTATCATTATTGTTTCATCTTCTATTTGGTCCCAGTCATGAGTAAAATACCATAATAATTTATATTTTTCTACACTCATATCTATATATTTATTTATGAATACAGAATCATGAATTATTACAGCAATGTCAAATAGTTTATTATGTAAATAGTAATAATAAGGCAATAATTCACCTCTTTTAGGATATTCACTATTTATAATGCTAGTTTTATATAATTTTTCATTGGTTATAAAATTATAATCACTATTATCATCTATTATAAGAATTTCATTTTCCGGATAATATTGTCTAATAGAATCAACACATTTAATCCAATATTTATTTGTAAGTTCATTATTTACATGCCTTAATATAATAAATCCTATTTGTGTCATAGTATAATATCACTATAACAATACGAATATTTTTATAAATTAACGATTCATTTTGTTTATTATAATCGGCGTTTGAAACATTAAAATTTTCTAAATGTGGACAGAAAATTATTATATTTGCAAATATTATAGATAATCTATGACTGAATTAACAAAAAATGATTATATAAAAATTTTGGAATATTATAAGAAATCTATACCTAAATCGTCACGATTATTAAAAATGGGAGCGGAAAAAATATTGAATGAAAAACTTTGCCGATGCATCAAAAAATTGGATCCTATAAATGAAGCCAAGTCTATTGGCATTTGTACAAAAACAATATTTAACAGAAAAGGATTACGTCGCGGTCAATTCAAATGTAAAGGGAAGTCAACATTGAAACTTAAGAAACTAAAGAAAAATTATACGCGACGAAAATAAAATATATATATATTTTATATGCCTAGTAAAAAGAGAATAAGTATTACTAACAGACGTGCCAGAGGAGTAACTAGCGACTTGATGAAAATGGAAGAAGGTAGAGTCACTCCTCCATCAAAACAATCAACACCTCCACCTTCTGTTAAATTTCATCGTATTACACAAGAACCACAAATTCAATATAAAGAACCAATATTTCATCGACCTCCTGGATTTGATGAAAATAAATTATTAGAAACTGATTTAATAAGGAACGAATCAAAAGCTAAAATGTATTCAACTGAATTATCGTCACATGACCTGCCGCCTTTTCAAAACGCTCTAGATGTTTTTGAAAATCCTACACCAGAAAGGAGAAGAGAGTTGGCACGTGCTGCCTCTGAAGAAAGAAAAGAAGCGGAATTCAAAGCTGAAAACGAAACCAAAATTGCTGAACATGCAGAATTTGTAAATAGCAATAAGGTTGTACCACCACCAACTAGAACTTGGTGGGCTCGAGGAAAGAAAAGCCGGAAGGTAAAAAAAAGTCAAAAAGGTAGAAAAGGTAGAAAAGGTAGAAAAGGTAGAAAACATTCTACTCGAAGAAAATAAATATACTATTATAATATGACTACAAAAGTACCATATTATGATATCATTATTATTGGGTCAGGAATGGCTGGCTTATATAGCGCATATAATATTCAAACTACCGCCCCTGATACTTCTTTTCTTATTTTAGAAAAATTCCATAAACAATGGGTTGGCGGCAGAACCAGCAATGAAACATTTTACGGCACTCAAGTCGTAACCGGTGCAGGAATTGGACGCAATGATACCAACCCACTTCTCATTCATTTGATGAAAGAATTGAATATACCCTTTAGAAAGTTTCATTCTGTTATGGATTATTCAAAATTAATTCAGCCAGTCGATGTCGAAAAAGTTATTATACAATTACGAGGATTTTATAAGAGATCACCTGACCTACATGGTCTAACTTTCAAGCAATTCTTTATTAAAATACTCGGTCATACTGCATATAAACAATTTCTGATTTCGGCCGGCTATACTGATTACGAAAATGCGGACTTATATGAGACGTTGTATAATTACGGCATGGATGACAATAAGGGCGGCTGGACTGGGCTTTTTATTCCATGGAAACGACTAGTACACACCTTATACGATAAGATCGGCGCATCTCACTTTAAATTCAATAACAATGTGGTATCCATTCAGAAAATTAGAGAGAATCCTTGCTTATACGAAATTACTACAGAACTTGGTTCCTCATATCGCTGCAATAAAGTCATTCTTGCGACTACTATTAGTAGCATACAAAAATTAATCCCAGATAAGCACGGACTCTACAAGCAAATACATGGGCAAACATTTCTTCGTTTATATGGCAAGTTTAATAAAAAATCCGCAGCAATTATGCAGCAATATGTACCGAATTATACGATTGTTCCTGGTCCACTTCAAAAGATTATACCTATCGATGCAAACAAAGGCGTCTATATGATTGCTTATAGTGACAACGCAAATGCTATTGCATTGAAGGATCACTTGAAAAATACTACAGAAAATTGCGAATTATATTGCGAACTTATTGAGAAATCTCTTGGTATTCCTGGTGGTTCTCTCGAGTTGACTGCTATTAAAGATTTTTATTGGCCCATTGGAACCCATTATTATGAACCATTACGTAAATCACAATTTAAGACTAGAGATGCATTCTTAAAAGTGGCGCAACATCCTGAAAAAGGGCTACTTATTGTAGGCGAGGTAGTTAGCAGGTATCAGGGTTGGACAGAAGGTGCTCTCATGAGTGTGAAAGCCGTTTTGACAAAACAATGGATTACAAATGAGTGCTAACTATAAATCATATAGTAACCATGATAACCTATAGATGCAAATCCTAACATCATGAGCATTTCAAAATAACGGCGCGTTGTATTCTCTCTATTGTAGCCAATATAGACAAGTAAAGGTCCAACTAAAATAATATGAATCAAATTCACCCAATATGGTTTGTCTGCTTTCATATAATTGTAAACCTTGTACATATGATAAACTATTATAATTACGCCAAGTGCCAACAAAATTGGATACATTAAGCTTGGTATTTTCTCTCTAACTATACCAACATACAGAAAAAGTGTACCAACAATAAGTATATGAAATAAGTGAACTAGTGTCTCGGTATTCATAATATATATTATTATATATTATTTTCTTGTAATAGTATATAAAATGGTGCATAATTATCAAAATACTGAAGTTAAAATGAGCCAAGCTGGAGGAAAAATTGTGCGTAAAGTTTCTATTAAAAATGGAAAAGGCTTTAAGAGTGTTACAAAATACCATAAAGGTAAAAAAGTCGGCACTGCTAAGAAACCTATTCATAAGTCACATATAAACTTAATAATTATAGGAAAATTTATTCCTGGTTTATTTTCTGATTGCCGATGCAACAAGAAGAATACTCGTAAATCACGCAAATAAATATTTAATTATATATAATATGAAAACTAATCAATATTTTATATTATGTGGAATGTGTATAATTATTATTTTAATTATATATTATTTATATTATATTATGAGTGATAAATTTATGAGTGATAAACAAATTTATGCAATTGCTGTATTTAATGACCAAATAAAAGGATATGTTAAATTTAGTGAAGATTTAGATAAAAATCAAATTAAAATAGATTTGCACATTAGTGGGTTACAACCAAACTCTTTGCATGGATTTCATGTACACGAAGCTGGCGATTTAACTGATAAATGCACCAGTATGTGTGCACATTTTAATCCATATGGTAATACTCATGGTTGTCCTGGTTCAAAAAATAGACATGTAGGTGATTTAGGAAATATTCATACAAATAATAAAGGTGAAGCAAAATATACTTTTTATGATAATGTTATTAAACTCCGAGGCACAAAGGCAAATATTATAGGAAGAGGTTTGATTATTCATGAAGACGAAGATGATTGCGGAAATGGTGGAAATGCAGAAAGCTTAAAAACTGGTAATGCTGGTAAAAGAATTGCTTGTGCTGTTATTGGTTATTCAAAAGAAAATTACATAAAAATCGATGTAAATGAGAAAAGGACTAAATACTAAAATAAGTGTTTTTATATAAAATAAATTTACACTTTTATTTAGATAAATGGTCCAGTGCTGATAATAAAACTAATTCTTGTTCTGTCATTTTTTGAAATATTAAATGTTTATCAAATGCTAATTGGAAGTGTCGAGGTGCATATCCATAATTTTTACATATACAATATACACCATTTTCTTTTATTTTCATTTCACAGAACATTGCACCTTGTTTCAAGACAATTTTTTCTGGATCTTCAATAGGTATCCAACGAATATGTGAACCATATTTAAGTTCATTCATTTCGTCTACATATTTGTATTGATTTAGTTTTTTTAGTAATTCTAATGTATCGTCCTTTGATAAATTAAGTTCTTTTAATATATTTAAATTTATTTCTTTAACTTTATATGTAGTTAAATTCATCAATGATTCATTTGTATCATCTTCTAATGCTTGCAATAACTTTTGAACGTCCATATAAATATATAAATATATGAATTGTATTTATATATTTTTTTTATCATTTTTCGTTTTTTGTATCAAATTTGTTATCAATACAAATAATTATAAAAATACATAATGCAAATACATGCGTCAACATATGAATAATAGTAGATATTTCATCTTCACAACAAATGTTTCTTATAATTTTGCTCGTAAAAAATGTTATTAATGTAGTAATAATAATCATAATCGTCGCAACTTTAATAATCTTATTTTTAATCAGAATACTATAATATATATAAATAATCGACGTTATAAACATTACAAAACGATCTGCAATTTTTGCATATTCACTTGTAATTCCATGATTCAAGATAGACGTAATAATACCAATATAAGTAATTATAAATAATGGCAGTAAATGATTACTATATAAATAGAGATAAGCAATAATAATTACGATACCAATTATTATTGATGAATAACACAACTTTTCGTTCATATATTATACTAAAAAAATAAATTTATTACCATGATCCAAATGCACCACCTCCTAACACCGAGTTTGCGGCCATAGGTTCACCAAATCCTTCTGTAGGAGTAGCCGCTCCAACTAATGGCGTGGTATCTTGTTTGTACATTGTATTATAGTCCGGAAGCTGCTGTGTCGATGCAGGCTGTTGCTCATAATTTGGTAATGCACTAATAGCAGTTCCATCTGTGAAATTTGGCTGATTAGTTATCATTTGTTGTTGTTGCTGACCAGAAATTGGTTGAGAAACTTTCACATTACCAGAACCTTTTTGATTCTTTTTTGCCTTTGGATCTTCACTCTTACCATTCCATAATTCTGAAATGCGGTCTACTAAAATACTTACCTTCTCTCCAAGCTTTGTTTGCAAGCTCATTGTGATCAACAAAATTGGTAAAACAACGAAAATAATGTGGAAATCTGGATATTTTGTGCTGCTATATGTGGGTACATATGTAATAATACGATCCACTAATAAAAGTCCTAAAAATGTAACAATTATTTGAATTAATATTTCGGCAGTAATCTCAATTGAACCCTTTTTGTCATCAGCCTCAGGTACATACCTTCCAATAGTTTTATTCAAAATAACAAGAGGAATAATAGCCAATAAAATGTATTGCAATGTGTTTAAGATTTCGGATTTTGAATCATCGTCAAAATTAAAAACATGCTTAAAAAATCCTTTATTTGATTCATCTGAACTTTCCATATCTCTATAGGGTATAATTAGAAATTAAAAATACAGAATAGAATATATTTAAATAAAAGTGGAATTTAAAGGAAAGAATATAAAGATATTCTAAATATATTCATATAAAAATGGATGAACTCTATATTTCAGATAAAATTTCAGATACTATTTTTCAAAAAAGAGAGTGTGAGGATAAAAATAATGAAGAATATCAATACCTAAATCTTCTCGAAAATATTATTGAAAATGGTTTTTGGGAACACGGGCGTAATGGCAGAACAAAAAGTATTTTTGGAAATACTATGAGGTTCTCTCTAAAAGACGGCAAAATTCCCATTTTAACTACTAAAAAAACCGCCTGGAAGACATGTTTGAAAGAGCTGTTATGGTTTATTCGTGGTCAAACAGATAATAAAATTCTTAATGAACAAGACGTCTATATTTGGGATGCAAATGCATCACGGGAATTTTTGAATAGCCGAGATTTACATGATTATCCTGAGGGAATTTTAGGACCGATTTATGGTTATCAATGGCGTGATTTTAATGGTCCTTATCATGTATGCAAATGCAAATCATTTGATAATTGTAATTGTAATGGTTTAACGAAACGAATCGGGCGAATTGACCAATTGCAAGATATTATCGATGAATTAAAAAACCCAGCCACGCGCACTAGTCGGCGACTTATTATGACCGCATGGAATCCCTCTCAGTTAGTGGATATGGCGCTTCCACCTTGTCACGTCATGTGCCAATTTAACGTTCATGATGGTAACAAGTTGTCTTGTTCTATGTATCAGAGGTCTTGTGATTTTTTTTTAGGAATCCCTTTTAATATTGCATCGTATTCAGTATTAACACATTTATTAGCAAAACATTGCGGATTAGAAGCTCATGAATTTATTCATTTTATGGGAAATTGTCATCTTTATGAAAACGCGATTGATGCTGCCAAGATACAAATTCAAAGAGAACCTTATCCTTTTCCAACATTATCTATAAAACAAATTAGAGATAATATTAATGATTATCAACTTGAAGATTTTGAGGTTCATAATTATAAAAGGTATAATACAATTAAGGTTGATATGATTGCCTAATCCACCTTTTATAAATCCACCTTTTATAAATCCACCTTTTATAAAAGGTGGAGCCAAATATATTCATCTTTAAGAAATCCACCTTTTATAAATCCACCTTTTATAAATCCACCTTTTATAAAGGTGGAGCCAAATCTATTCATCTTTTATAAATCCACCTTTTATAAAGGTGGAGCCAAATCTATTCATCTTTAAGAAATCCACCTTTTATAAAGGTGGAGCCAAATATATTCATCTTTAAGAAATCCATCTTTAAGAAATCAACCTTTAAGAAAAGGTCTAATGCGTAAGTAACTTAAAAACATATTGTGTAATATAAATATTATGAGTTCAAGATCACTCGCTGCTGCCAGATCTAGACGTGCTGGAGAAAATGCGCCACCTGTTTCTGGAAATAGACCTGTAACTTCTATTGGTTCATCTGCTGCTTTTTCTCAACAAATGCAACCTCCTTCAAATGTTAGGCTTCCAAGACCCCAACAGCAACAAAATGCTTATCCACCATCGCAACAAAATGCTTATCCACCATCGCAACAAAATGCTTATCCACCATCGCAACAAAATGCTTATCCACCATCGCAACAAAATGGTTATCCACCATCGCAAGCTTACAAGCAGGTACAACAATCTCAACAACAAAGTCAAAACGGCCTTCCATTTACTAAATTAAGCGTTTCTGATGCAATTGGACTAATAACAATGCGCTTAGGAAGATGTGAACAATGGATTATTGAAACGGACCATGAAACTTCTGAAAATGATGGTGCTTCTATGACAGGACTTCCTGAAAATTCTAGAATCATTGACAATAGTATATTAACCAATTTTGTCAGCAGACTAGATTCCCTTGAAAAGAGAGAACCTGGTTCTTCTGATAGTATTGATAATGATGCAATTGGTAAATTGGTTGAGGATGTTACAAAAATGAACGAACATTTGGCAAAAATTGTTGAGGAATCTTCTAAGCATTCTATAGTTACTTCCAAACATACAGAACAATTGTATAAGTTTGAGAGAGAATTAGTCGAAACTAAAGATATTTTAAAAACATTTATGTTGAAGTATGATTTGTTTACAGGCGAGACAACTGAAAAGTTGGGTGATTTTGAGTATGCTATTTCAGAAATGGAAAAGAACTTTCCTGTTGTTGAAGAAGTTATTGATTATGAAAATACTCAAGAAAATACTCAAGAAAATACTCAAGAAAATGATGAATCTGAAACCACTATTTTGACCAGTGATTTGAAGAGTATTATTAACAAGGAATTAGCTGCTGAAAATATGTAATTTTTACTATGAATATATATTTCATTCAATCTATTCCTAAAAAAGATATTAAATATAATCGAATATTATATTTAATATGAATTTTATAGTAAGTAACAAGGAAAAAAAGGAACTATTTGTATCTCTTTTTCAGGTATTAAAAAATTGTTCTACATTAATTAACTGCAAATTTGAACCTGACTTTTTACATATACAAGGGATGGATAAATCTCATGTATGTTTATATGATGTAAAAATTGCAAAGGTTTGGTTCGATACATATAATATTGAATCTACTACTAAATTGTCTTTTGAATCAAGTATGTTTCATTCTATTATTAGTACTAAGTCAGATAATCAAGACCTAATTGTGAAAATGGAAGAAGACGCTCTTCATATTCAATTTATAAATACACAATTAGAAAATACACAATTAGAAAATACAACATTAGAAATAGATGTAGAACAAGAAAAAGAAAAAAAAACTAAAAAAAAAGTAGGAAAGAAAGAAAATATTACAAAGGTAAATGAAAAGAATGACTTTAAGAAGTTATTTAAAATGCCTCTAGCTGAATATGAATATGAATATTTTATGAATATTCCTGTTGTAGATTATGATGCAGAATTTGAGATTTCATCAAAATTGGCCACAGATATGTTTGCTCAATTAAGTAATTTTGGTAATGATATTAATTTTACGTGCTCAGAAGATTCTATTCATTTAACTAGTACTAGTATATCAGGTGAAATGTGTATTCAAATACCTATAAATGATTTATCATGTTATAGCATTGTAGAAGGTGATAAAGTAATATTGAATTATAGTTTATTGTATTTAAACAAAATGTGTATTACTAATAAATTGTCAAATGAAATTGAATTTTGTTTGAGCAATGATTGTCCTATGAAAATTGTTTATCCTTTAGGAGGAGGCAGTTCTGTTGTATTTTATATGGCGCCAAAATCCACCTAAGCCACCTTTCTTAAAGAAGATCCAAATAGTGACTCAAAGATGAAGTGTTTGGCTCCACCTTTCTTAAAGAAGATCCAAATAGTGACTCAAAGATGAAGTGTTTGGCTCCACCTTTCTTAAAGGAGATCCAAATAGTGACTCAAAGATGAAGTGTTTGGCTCCACCTTTCTTAAAGGAGATCCAAATAGTGACTCAAAGATGAAGTGTTTGGCTCCACCTTTCTTAAAGGTGGATAAAGGTGGATAAAGGTGGTTTCGTTCTAGTTAACAAAAATTATTATTATTTTTATGTAAAACTATAACATGAAAATAATTATCGCATTTTTTATATTTTGTTTAGTATTATTCATTTACTTACATATTCAATTCCATTTAAAAACAAGTGAAGATTTAGAAATGTATGAAATAGACGAGCCATCAAAAGATAAATTAGAAGAAATATGTGACATTCGACAACCAGTGATCTTCGATTTTGATTGTGAAAAAATTATGGAATCATCTAACAAGTCCTTTATTTCTGATAATTATAGCGCTTTTGAAGTTAAAATTAGAAATGTTAGAGATATAGATCCTAATGTAGAATTATATATGCCATTACCATTACATGCAGCAATTAAGTTATTTGATGAAGATAAAAGCGCCACTTATTTTTCCGAAAATAATACTGAATTTTTAGAAGAAACTGGTGTTATAAAAAATTTGAGATATAATGATGAATTTTTAAGGCCATATATGGTGTCAAACTGCAACTATGATATCATGATGGGGTCCGACAATATGTGTACTCCTTTTAGGTATGAATTGAATTACAGAAATTACTTTCTTTTGACGCAAGGAGGTGCACAGATAAAGCTAGCTCCGCCACATAGTGTAAAATATTTGTATCCAATATATGATTATGAGAATTTTGAATTTAAGTCTCCTGTCGACCCATGGTCACCACAAGTCAAATATAAGGCTGACTTTGATAAGATAAAATGTCTTGAATTCACATTAACACCAGGTAAAACGTTATTTATACCTGCTTACTGGTGGTATAGTATTAAATTTAATAATAATACAAGTATTTCTTGTTTCCATTATCGAACATATATGAATAATGCAGCTATTTTGCCGTATATTGGAATGCATGCGTTACAAATTCAGAATGTCAAGAGAGATGTAGTGAAAAAAGCTAGTATATCAGAACTAAATCAAGAAATTGTTCAACCAGAAGAAGATACTATTCCTATTATTACAGATGATTCTAATAATACTACTATGATAACAGAACACATCATGAAAGATCATGGTGTAGGAATAGATATAAATGAGATGAGTAATATTGATAAGTAAAAATATTTATATAATATAAAATATACTATTATATTATATGAAAATGTTTTCCGGTATTTTTTCTGTTTTAGGTAAACGTAAAACTAAAACTAATAAAACTAATAAAACTAGTAAAACTAATAAAACTAAAACTAGTAAAACAACTAAAACTAGTAAAACAACTAAAACTAATAAAACTAAAACTAGTAAAACTAAAACTAAAACTAAAACTAGTAAAACTAAAACTAGTAAAACTAAAACTAAAACTCGTAAAACTAAAACTCGTAAAACTAAAACTAGTAAACGTAAAACTAAGTCTAAAACGCGTAGAAATCGTTCTATGAAGGGTGGCAACTGAAGCACAATTCAAACTATACCTACATCTCACGCTTTTATGAAAGGCGGCTGATCCGGGCCTATATCAAATGCTGTTTAAAGTAGTTTTTTAGAATTTTATTGAATGACAATAAATGTATCCTTTAATAGTATAAAGTGTTTTATTTGAAAAATAAAAATATTTCTAAAATTCTCCTATTAATGAAGCAAACATTTTAATCAATTGTACTTTCATTTTTTGCAATTTAACTAATTTACGTTTCAGTTTTAGACCCTCTTCCTCCTCTTCAAAACACACATACAAGTCACAATCTAAATTTAACTGAATGTCATTTATTAATTTTAATTGTTCTGAAAAAAGATTTATCAATTCATTGTCTTGTCCTTTTTTCATTTGGTATACTATATTTATAATTATATACTTTTTATATTATTATACAACTAGTTCTTCGAATTCTTTATATATCTCTTGTCTTCTAGAAATTATTTTTTTAACTGAACCTCTACAGCAAGGACACAAGGGTTTTGCACGTAACGCCTTCTTTATACAATCTTTACAATACTCATGATTGCAGCCAAATTGAACAAAATCTTGCCTATTGTATTCATCATAACATATACAACATTCGATTATTTCTTCTTTCTTTTCATCAGTCAATTCTTCCATAATGTTTTCAATCTTGTATCTTTTAATTAGAGATGATTCTTGGAATGCATTATTTTGCATCATTTGTCCAAAGCGAAACAATGCTTGAAAATATTCTCCTGATCTAATTTCGTTGTATAGAGCGGCTTCTGAACTCAATTCACTGGGTTCGCTTGCTCTAAAACTCATTATATTTACCATTTCTGTTACAAATAAATCACTTGTATGAATAACATCTGGAATACTATAATCAGATTGAAACCTATATGTATTATAGATATAAGTTCCAATTGCATGAATGCATGTTGCGAGATTCGAATGAGTGTATAACGGAATTATACCCTTGGTTACAGCATACGCTTTTAAAAGTTCATCGTCATATGTATTCGATAACCACCCTTCAAATTCGGATTGTTCTATGGTTTGACATTTTACAGAACATTCTAATTCAACATTTCGCATTCTCTCTGAATCACATGTTCTAGAATTGTGACCAGGAAGGCCGCAAGTAGAACAATGTTGTATCCTTGTAAATGGTCTTGATCTGTATAGAAGTAAAATACGATTAGATCTATTTCTATATTGAGCGTTTTCATTTTCCATATTGAATATAAACTGGATAGACGTGTAATTATTTTTCTTGTTGTTAAAGTATTCAATTTTATTTTGTAAAATCGTATTCTTTTGTCTAATCAATATAATATAATTACAGATATAAAGATATAAATACAAATACATATATCTAGTGTACGCATGATTTATAAGATATATGTTAACGACAGAAACTACACGTCATGGGAAGTATTTGATGCAAATAAATTTACCAAAATAGAAGGAATCAGTATCGATCCTATTGAATCGAAACTATTATCTAATGACGTGTTTACATTGGATAAACAGAATAATGTTACCATTATGCATTCTACTATACGTTCTGGACCAGCAATTCCATGCGTCCTTATTTTGGCCGGCAATAAAACATATGGAAGATATTCTACAAGAAAAACCTCTAATAAATTACTATATAAGTGCATACCAGATGACATGCGTTTACCTGCATTTTTAGTTCCATATGAAATGAAGACTTTGGGTTTTTCAAAAGTATTAAAAAATCTATATGTTACCATCTCATTTGATAACTGGGATGATAAACACCCTATTGGTAAATTGGACAATGTAATTGGTAATGTCGATGTTCTTGATAATTTTTATGAATATCAATTATATTGCAAAAGTCTCAATGCATCTATACAGAAATTTCAGAAGGACACTACAAAGGCTCTCGAAAGCAAATGTCCTGATGGAATTGTTGATACCATAAAAACGAAATATCCAGATATACAGGACCGCACTGATATAAATAAATGGCACATCATTACAATTGACCCACCAAAAAGTTTAGACTACGATGACGGATTCGGTATTGTTGACTTAGAAGATGGAATACAGCAGTTAAGTATATACATCTCCAATGTCACTATATGGATGGACGTCTTGAATTTATGGGATTCATTTTCACGTCGAATTTCTACCATCTATTTACCTGACAAGAAGCGACCTATGTTACCAACTATATTGTCGGATTGTTTATGCAGCTTACAGGAAAATGTCGTAAGAGTTGCTTTTGTTTTGGATGTTTTTATAAAAGATGGTACCATAATGGATATAAAGTATTCGAATTGTCTCATCAAAGTATATAAAAATTATTGCTATGAAGAGTCAAAATTACTTGCAGACCGCAAATATCATATTATTTTAGATGCAGTACGTGGATTAGCATTGAAAAAATCGTATATTGATAGAGTCAATAATAGTCATGATGTGGTTACATATTTAATGATTTTTATGAATTTTCATTGTGCAAAACAGCTAATACAATACAAAACTGGAATATTCCGTTCTACAATTATTAAAAAGGAAATAGATATTCCTGACCATGTTCCAGAAGATAGTGCAAGGTTTATAAAAATATGGAATGGTGCGTCTGGACAATATATTGACGGGTCTGAAATTATTGATACCAGACATGAGTTACTAGATTTGGATGCATATATTCATATAACGAGTCCTATTAGGCGACTTGTCGACCTTCTCAATATGATTAAATTTCAACAAGTAAGCGGATTTGTTCAGCTTTCTAAAAATAGTAATGTGTTTTACGAAAAATGGCTGAAAGATTTAGAATGTATTAACATTACAATGCGTTCTATAAGGAAAGTTCAATGCGATTGTACATTACTTGATTTATGTCATAGTAAACCAGAAATCATGGACAAAGAATATGATGGTTATATATTTGACAAAATATCCAGAAATGATGGACTATTTCAATATATTGTATTTCTACCAGAATTAAAACTAAGTTCGAGAATAACTAGTAGAGAAAATCTTGAAAATTTTTGTTGTAAAAAATTTAAAATGTTTTTATTTAATGATGAGGAAAAATTTAAGAAAAAAATTAGATTACAACTGATTTAGTTACTATCTAGGTTATCTTTGAATAAATGATGTAGGCATTGCACCAATATATTTTAGTATTTACTATTGGTCCACAATTAATAGATATAATATATATATATATTTACTTTTTTACAAAAGTAAATATTTATTTTTCTATAAACACTTCCTTTGCAACTCTCTTGATAATCTTTTCTTCCTTTTCATAATCATTGTCGCCCTTGCCACCCATGGATTCTATAACTATCTTATTGTATTGATCCGAGACACTAGAAGAATATTTCTTCCAGTCTGGATGCAACTTTTGAAATTCTGAAATAAGGTTTATGTTTTTATTTGCCACTTTTTTAACCATTTTATGCATTTTGGCTTTCTTCTCATCTTCCTTTTCCCATTTATCCTCATCTTTTATATACATTGTTTCTCTCTTTTTATCAGTACAATGAATGGGTCTCTCTGTGACATCCAATGCATTTAATTTCTTTATAATGATACTAGAAATACCTTCAATATATCCAATTTCACCAACATTTTCCAAATCACACAATTGTAACTGGAGAGAATCCACAAAATCTGTAATGTTCATTGCATTTTTACATGTTTCATTTAAAAATAAATTCAAGTTAAATGATTTATTATTAGAGTTATTATTATTTGTAGTATTATTTGTAGTATTATGAATTCCATTTTCTAATACTTTCATTAACATATTTTTGAATTCACTATTTTCTTTAATGAGCATCATAATGAGTTCATTATCAGATTCTTTATATTCATTTGTCTCATTATTTTTAGAATTTACATTTGAATTACAACCCTTTTCATGATACCAAAGGCTATTTCTAGCTTTATAAACTTTATTGCAATTTTTACAAACAAACATTTGGTGATTTTCTGCGACTTTTTGTTCCAAATTGTTCAATTTTATATTGTTTTGATGTTTTGCAGTCAAAACATGTTTGCTATAATCACTTTTTTTGCTGCAAACATAGGTGCAATATTTACATTCAAAATGTTTGGCGATTTTTGGCGAGTTTTCCATTCTAAATTGTTCTAATATAATAGAACAAAAAAATCGCTTAAATCTTTTTCTATAAAAAATTTAAAAAGTTATGCTAACAAATTTTGCATTATTTTTTTGTTGATGAGACCATAAAATTCAATTATGGTCACAGACCTCAACTTTTTGGGCAAAGTATTTTGGGATTTCGAAAAATGGACAAAATAAATGTCCAAAATTGAATTTCCCAAAATACTTTGCCCAAAAATATTCGAAAGTTGGTCTTACACCTATATGGACCATTTTTCGAAAATCTTGAAAAAACTTACATCATGTAAGGTTGGCTATTTACAAATCTTTGTCTATAAACACTTCTTTTGCAACTCTCTTGATAATCTTTTCTTCCTTTTCATAATCATTGTCGCCCTTGCCACCCATGGATTCTATAACTATCTTATTGTATTGGTCTGAGACACTGGAAGAATATTTCTTCCAATCTGGATGCAACTTTTGAAATTCTGAAATAAGGTTTATGTTTTTGTTTGCCACTTTTTTCACCATCTTATGCATCTTTACTTTCTTCTCATCTTCCTTTTCCCATTTATCCTCATCTTTTATATACATTGTTTCTCTCTTTTTATCAGTACAATGAATGGGTCTCTCTGTGACATCCAATGCATTTAATTTCTTTATAATGATACTAGAAATACCTTCAATATATCCAATTTCACCAACATTTTCCAAATCACACATTTGCAATTGGAGAGAATCCACAAAATCTGTAATGTTCATTGCATTTTTACAGGTTTCATTTAAAAAGAATTGCAAATTAAAAGACTTATTATGTGAATTTGTATGTGTCGTATTATGTGTCCCGTTTTTAATTACTTCCATCATAATATTTTTGAATTCAGATGTTTCTTTAATTAACTCAGAATTCTGTTTAATAAGCATTAAAATTAATTGTTCTTTATCGAAACCATTTATCGAAATATTATTTGATTCTGAACATTGTATAATATTTTCTGAACCATATATTTTACAATTTTTTTTGTGTCTCCATAAACCAGTTCTATCATTATATGTTTTGTTACAATTATTACACGTAAAATATTTTTTTGTTGCTTCTGTGTTGCAAGATGTTGCTAAAGTGTTGCGAATATGTTTTTGGGTTTGTATGTGAAGATCATAGTTGTTTTTTTTATACGATATAAAGTCACATAAATTACAACAAAAATCATCGGCATTTTTTTGCTTGTTTTTGGTTGCCATTCTTTCTAAATTAGCAACATAAAAAAATTCTAAATACTTTTTTGGAAAAATAATAAAAAAGTTATCGTAACAAATTTTGCATTATTTTTTTGGTGATGAGACCATAAAAATGAATTATGGTCACAGACCTTGTCTTTTTGGGCAAAGTATTTTGGGATTTCGAAAAATGGACAAAATAAATGTCCAAAATTGAATTTCCCAAAATACTTTGCCCAAAAATATTCGAAAGTTGGTCCTACACTTTTTTATAACATTTTATAACATTTTATAACATTTTTCTTACCTTTTTGCGAGCCTTTTTTCATGGATGTAGAGAGAAATCGATTCTTTTGGCTTTAAAAAATATATATTTGTGTGTAAATGCGAATATTAGTATTAATGATTACTACATATTTTGTGTTCATTTTCATTTTTATTCACGTTTTTTTGATTTGAAGAATGTAGTACAATGTAATAGTTTTATAATTAATGATGCAAAGAAGTAACTAGACGGGGAATTATCACATAATTTTTCTGGATATAGAGTACCCCAAAAGATAACCGCTCCCATAATATGCCAAACCAATGTAAATACATTTATAATCATAAACAGCCAGTATAATTTTACATGTATAAAAGTATTAATGAGATCAATATTCTTTTTAGATGCAATACATAAAATACCTAAACATGCTGTGAGAATAATAATAGATAAATAAGCACAAACTAGCAAATAATCCTTCATATTCATATTCAAACCCTTTGGATATTCATTTACACAGCTTTCATCATTATACGCATAAAACATATCGCATACAATGATTGGAAATGGTACAATCATTAATAATAAAAGTATCATTACCTTTCCACAAATTTCTATCTGAATTTCGTTTTCTGTTTCTTGCGTTTGAGTCAAAAGACTTCTTATTGTAGCTGCTTCATTTATTAATTCTTGCTGGTGCCTTTGTTGAACAATATTTGCTTCTGTGAATGCATCAATCGGTATAGCAATCGGAATTATATTTGTTTGTTCTTTATGAGATTCGATATCATATATTAATTCTTCAGATGGATTTTGTTGACCTCTTCCTAAGAATACATCAATCGGTGTAGCATTGGGAATTTTTGTATTGGTTTGTTGTTCGCGAGATTCGATATCATATATTGATGTATCATTAATAAATTTAGTTGGTCTCATTCTGCCTGTGTATAATATGTAAACTTGATAAATAAACATTATCTAGTTTCAATTTTTTTATTTTTATAAAAAAATTGAAATAAGTTTTTATATATTTTATACATACATAATTTGAAACATGATCGCAAACGAAGTTGTTACCAAACAATTAAAAGAATTAAATGAAATTAGTCTTTTCCAGGAAGACAAAGCAAAACACTTTTTAAAGCCTATGAATTCCGAACTTTTGGCTAATTATGAGGAATCAACGTCATGGTTGAGAGCCAACTTGTTTGTAAATGAAACAAGGATACGTAAACAAATTAGCGTCGGATTTGTTTGCACAGGTGGTGGCGCAAATTTGTTTGATTATTTATTCAGAGACAAGTCTTCGAGAGCAATGATATTTGCAGATATGCCTTATCATCAAGAAGCCGCCTATAAAGAATACAAATCTGGCTTCGATAAGGCTGGTATAATAATGGAAAATGACAAGTTTTATACGATGGATGAAGCAAAGCAACCAGTATCGGCTGCATCTGAATTCATGTGTCATGCATTATGCTTGGCTTGTCTAGATAAGATGGAGCGAATTCTAGGTGATCAAACTACTTTCAAAACATTTCTAGGTGTTTCTTTGTCAGTTGATTTTGGTAGTGAAAATGATAAACCGGCTAGGTTTTTCGTAGAGTGTAAAATGGGTGATTCTACAAAAAAATATGGATATTTATTCAGCGATAAAGATAGCAGAGAGAAAATGAATAACACAATATCAAGGGTCGTGTTAAATATTATAGCTATAGGAATAAATGATTGCTTCTTAGGTTATGGATTCCGAATGGATTCAGTCGAAATAGATAAATTCCCAAAAAGAACTGCTGAATTGAGCATGGAGGAAAATAAAAAATACTATGATAAATTGTATTTGTTATTATAAATAATATTCGAAGGATTAAGGATTCAAATAGTGTAAAAAATTAAAACTATTTACAGGACAAATATAAATATTTTTTCAAACAATATAAATACATCTAGACATATATATGTAACCGCTATGGTGAAAGTATGCTCTTATAATTATCCGAAAGAGAAGGAAACTGAATATAAAGAGGATTATGAAAGTTATCCATATGATTTACATGATTTTCAAAAATGGGCAATTGAAGCAATTGTCACTGGAAATCATGCTTTGGTGTGCTGCCCAACAGGGTCTGGAAAAACATTACCAGGTGAATTTGCCTTAAATTTTTTCCATTCAAAAGGCAAGCGAACCATTTATACAAGTCCGATTAAGGCCCTTTCAAACGAAAAATTTTATAATTTTACTCAAAAATACCCGCATTTATCTGTTGGTTTAATTACGGGCGATATAAAGACCAATCCAGATGCAGATGTCCTTATTATGACTACCGAAATTCTGTTAAATAAGCTTTACCAGACGAAAAGCACATCAAATACTAGCAATTCTTCAGTATCTTTCGAAATGGATATTGAAAACGAATTGGGCTGTGTCATCTTCGACGAAATACATATGATTAATGACGAGAATAGGGGTCATGTTTGGGAGCAAACTATCATGATGTTACCTAGACATATTCAAATGGTCGGCCTTTCAGCCACCCTGGATGACCCCGAAAAATTCGCCTATTGGTTAGAGACCAGAGGTGAATTGGCTTTAGCAGGCGACAAACAAGTATTTTTAATAAGAAAACAAGTGCGCGCTGTCCCTTTGATACACTATAGTTTTATTTCAGTGCATAATGGCATCAATAAGGCAATAAAAGATAAGGCTACACAAGAAGAAATAAGAAATGCCACAAATAAGCCATTTATAATTCAAGATGATAAAAATGTTTTTAACGATGCTCAATATCAAACCAATACAAAATTGCTGAAGCTTTTTGAAAAACACGAAATCCGAGTTAAACGTCAACATATTTTAAATAAGGTAACAGAATATTTGGTCCAACAAGAAATGTTGCCAGCATTATGCTATGTATTTAGTAGAAAGCAGCTGGAAAAATGCGCCGAAGAATTGACGACGAATTTACTCGAATTTGACAGCAAAGTTCCGTATATTGTTGACCGAGAATGTGAGCAAATTATTCGAAAGTTGCCAAACTATCAAGAGTATTTACATCTTCCAGAGTATGTAAATTTGGTTAAACTTCTTAGGAAAGGCGTCGGTATTCATCATGCAGGGTTGATGCCCATTTTGAGGGAAATGGTTGAGCTTCTATTTGCTCGTGGATTTATTAAAGTATTATTCTGCACAGAGACCATGAGTGTAGGCATTAATTTACCTGTCAAAACGACAATATTTACTGACGTAAATAAATTCAATGGTGAAATTAATCGCACCTTATATAGTCACGAATATACACAGGCAGCTGGTAGAGCAGGACGTCTCGGACTAGACAAAGTAGGTCATGTCATTCATTTGAACAACCTATTCCGCAATGTGGATTCAGTTGGATACAAAACTATGATGAATGGCAAACCACAGAAGCTAGTATCTAAATTCAAGATTTCTTATAATCTACTTCTCAATTTACTCGATATTGGCGATACAAATTTGGTATCATTCGCGAGCCGTAGTATGACAACCGGCGACATTGATAATCAATTGAAGACGAATTATTATAAAATGACTGAACTACAAACGGCACTCGATAACTCGTCACAATATGCATGCAACTTAAGAACACCACAACATATATTGCAAGATTATATGAATCTCCAAGAGAATTCTATTATGTTTTCAAATAAGAAGAAAAAAGAAGTGGAAAGAGCCGCCAAACAAATGGAAAACGATTATAGATTTTTGAAGCAAGACTTAATGTCTTACACAAAAGTCTCTGAAAGAGAAAAAGAAATCGAATACCTTCAAAAAGACATGGATCAACTGAATTCCTATTTCAATTCTGGTGTTGAACGCGTATTGAAAATGCTGGAAGATTATAACTTTGTTCAAAATAATAATGAATTAACACTCCGAGGCAAAATTGCAGCTCAATTAAGAGAAACACATTGTCTTATATTTGCAGATTTGTTGCATGATAAAATGTTAGACCATCTATCGTCATCACAATTGGTCGCACTCTTTAGCTGTTTTACCAATATTTCTGTACAAGAAGACTTGAAGGCCATTTTTCCAAGAACACAAGACCAACATGTGAAACAAATTGTATCAAAGGTTTTTGAATCATATAATACGTATGAAAATGTGGAACTTGAACGGGGTATCAATACAGGGATGGATTATTCGCTTCATTATGATTTGCTAGAATACCTAGATGAATGGACAAATGCATCAGATGTAGAATCGTGTAAACTTCTTCTTCAGAAAATTGGTGTAGAAAAGGAAATCTTTTTAGGGGAATTTGTCAAAGCACTTCTCAAGATAAATAATATTTCTTGTGAAATGGAAAAGATTGCCGAAATGACGGGCAATATAGCCTTCTTGAGTAAATTAAAGGAAATCCCTGGCCTAACTCTGAAATACGTAGTGACGAATCAGTCGCTGTATGTGTAGTAGTCTGTAAATTTGAAATGTTAAAAGTACAAATGATATAAATATACGATATAAAAATATGAGATAATAATATATAATGAATATTATTACTTCGTTATCTATCATTGTAGGGTCTTTTTCAATTTCCTCTGTAACTGCATATTTAATATGTCACTTTAATAACTATCCATTTATAAATGAAGAACTTACAAACGAAGAAAAAGTCTGTAAATTGAATGAGTATATTAGAAATATACCTATATTGATATTCCAATCAACTAGTTTAATGTATATTGTTTCGGATAATATTATTCCCTATGGACAACATACATGGATAGAAACCTTTTATACAATTTTAAAATATGTTATTTTTATAGAAGGAATTTATTATTCTTACCATCGGTTTATTCATAAATATTTTTATACATATGTCCATAAAAAACATCATACAAACATAATCGTATATCCAATAGATACTTTTTATTTAACAGAATTAGATGACCTAGCATCAATTGTTTCAATTGGTTTACCGATTGTTTTTATAAAAATATCTGCATTAGAGCAAATATTTATATTATATTTGTATATAACAAGTTCATATTTGTCTCACTCTCAACTATTATGGTGTCATCATAGTATACATCATAAACTTTTGAATTATAATTATTGTATATTATTTCCAATATTTGATATTATTTTCGGAACTTATAACTATATTGGCGATGTAGCCAAATTAGGAGTAGTAAAAGAAAGGTATTGAAAATCGCTATTAGGAGGCACTATTTTGGATATTCAACGTGAAATACGTTATTATATTACATATTTAGGTGAAAAAAATTAATGATATTCCAACATTTGTCTATGTAAACAGAAAATTTATAATGGATGTAACGTTTGAAAAATTTGTCTTCTATCTATATATATGAAAATAGTATTTCGAACTGTTGTATTTCATATTGTTTGTATATTAGTATTTGCTTTATTATATTCAACTTTTGCAGATGATTTTGGTAGTTTAGATGATAATTTATATAATGAAAATAATAAAAAACTTAATATAAAAGAAAAACGTAATTTTCTAGATTTTTTATTATTGAGTACGACCATACAAGCAGGTGTAGGCATTTCTGAATATTTTCCAAATTCTCCATTTACAAAAATTATTTTGATAATACAACAATTAATCATGATTTCAACTCATGTTTTCACAATATATTTGTTTACACTTTAAACCATTGAAGATTTAAAATATTAATATTTAAAAACTAAATTGTGATAATCTATTATTGAATATATTTATGATCAATAATAAATATACATTATTAAATAAGATAGGTGAGGGCTCTTTCGGTGCCATTTATAAAGCGCAAAATTATAGGACGAGAGAAGAAGTAGCTGTAAAAATAGAGTCTATCGAACATTCCGCTAATTTGCTTAAAAACGAATCAATTATTTACCAATACTTGTTGGGTACACCAGGTATTCCACAAGTAAAATGGTATGGAAAGGATGACCAAAACTATTATATGGTAATACCTTTACTAGGAAAGTCATTAGAGCAGCTCTTAAATGATAAAATAGTTTTCTCTCTAAAGTTGGTTTACCAAATTGGAATTCAGCTACTACAATTGTTACGATCGATACATGATAAAGGGTTAGTTCACAGAGATATTAAACCAGATAATTTCTTATTGGCCCCCAATTCAAAACAACTATTTTTAATAGATTTCGGATTATGTAAAGCTTATATCATAGCCGAGAGACATATAGAAATGAAACAAACCAAGGGGCTCATAGGTAGCTTGACGTATTGTAGTATAAATGCACATCTATTTAGGGAATTAAGTCGCCGTGACGATTTAGAATCATTAGGATATATGCTTATCTATTTCTCTCTAGGTGGGCTTCTATGGAGAGAAACAATAGAAGAAAACGAGCTTATAAAACAAAAAATGGAAATTCTATTGAATACAAAAGTACCAACTATTTTGAAAGATTTTATACAATATACTAGAAATATGGAATTTATAGAAACACCAAAATATGAAATATATATTAATAAATTCAAGAATGAAATAGATAATTTCTAGTTAAAAAGGTTTAAAAATAACTCAATAAGTAGATGAAATGTCCGAAACTAGTCCAGTAAAAGTATATGACAAGATGGCCGATTATATTGAGTCATTGTTTAGTGTGTTTAAGATGATACATAAGAAGGGATCTGACCAGAAGGATAAAAGGTTGCAAATGATTGCTTTGACTATATACAATTATACCAGATATATGGCAACAGAGTATAATGTAGATTTAAGTGCTTTATCTGATGTAGAAATGATTAATTTGATTCCTATTTTTGAATATGTATCATATAACAATATTGAATTGTATGATTTTACGAAAATAGATATTGGTGATGTAGATGTTAAGAAAAAAGAGGACTTGGAGAAATTTGTATTGTCACATATTTATTATATTACACAATCATGTGTAAAGTAATACATATTTATATGTAAGATGCAATATATATTTTGTATTTAAAAAGATATAAAGATATCCTATTTATTTATAGTATAATAGAATGTCTTCTAACAACGACGTAGTTACACCTTCAGAGCGCTTTACCGGACGAGTAAAATGGTTCAATAGTAAGGCCGGTTTTGGATTTATCACAGTCACTGATGGTGACAAGTCAGGCTCTGATGTTTTTGTTCATCATAGTGCTGTGGAAGTAGAGAATCAGCAATACAAGTACCTTGTTCAAGGTGAGTATGTCGAGTTTGCACTTATAAAGAGTTCTGGTGAATCTCATGAGTGGCAAGCATCCGGTGTACATGGTATTAAGGGTGGTAAGCTTATGTGCGAGACCAGACGTGAGTTCAAGATGGCAAGAGCATCTTACAAGACCACTAATGAGGATGAACAAGTAGAGCCAAGACAACATCGTGGTCCTAGAGAGTCTAGTGGTCCTAGAGAGTATAGAGAGTCTAGTGGTCCTAGAGAGTATAGAGAGTCTAGTGGTCCTAGAGAGTATAGAGAGTCTAGTGGTCCTAGAGAGTCTAGTGGTCCTAGACAACAGCGTGCTCCAAGAGCAAGAGGTGAAGGCCCTCGTGACGAATCTTCAGGTGAGAAGAAGGAGTGGACTATGGTAAAGCCTAAATCTCAGGGACGTGGAAGACCTCCTCGTGAGAATTCTGATGCCAAGTAAGCATATTCATTAATATAGTATAAATTTAATTATAAAAATAAAATATAAATACTTATCATCCCTTTTAGAAATAATTTTATATTTTTATAGTATATAATGGAATATAGTAGCGATATTAATCAAGCAAAAGTAGCGGGAGGAAAAAGAAAAAATGGACATAAAGCAACGTGTGTGTGCCACATATGTAAAAATATGGAAGCAAAAGCCGAAAGACATGGGTATGAAGAAGATTTGGAAAAGGAAAAAGAGAGAAAAATGGGTTATCAAAAGAAAAATGGACATAAAAAGGAATGCGTATGTCCTATTTGCAAGAACATGAATAATAAAAGTATATATAAGAAAAATATATCTAGTAAAAAAGGTAAAAAATCAAATGGACACAAATCTGCTTGCATATGCCCTATTTGCAAAAACATGAAGAAAAAAAGAGGTGGAAATGATGGAAATAATAATACTGGTAATACTGATAATACTGGTAATACTGGTAATACTGGTAATACTGGTAATACTGGTAATACTGGTAATACTGGTAATACTGATAATACTGGTAATAAAAATGCTGAAGGCATAGAAACTCTAGCTACTAATAAAGAGTATGAAAATATTAAAAAAGCCGGCTCACGTAAAACAAGAAGGTCAAATGGTCACAAACAAAATTGTGGATGCCCTATTTGCAAAAACATGAAGAAAAAACGCACCACAAAAAGGCGTCGTTAATAAAAAAAAATTGAAATACTTTTATTTGTCTAAAAGAATTGTATAATTCACAATCAACATGCAGCAACAACTCGATACTCAATTATTTAATTATTTTGGAATGCCTCAAAATAATAAACTTACTGAAATCCATAGATATTTTAAGCAATTTGTCAATATTATTGTTAACAATATTGACAACTTTATACAAACTTATGTAATATATGAAAAAAATGACGATTTTCTCATGCCTGGACCTTATGATGATATAGATGGTAGCACATTGTCAAATAGTTATCATTATGATGGATACAATGGTTACGATAACTAAAGAAAAATCTTTTAGTATAATATGAAATATCTATATTTCTATATTTCTACAATATTTTTAAAATTTGTAAATTGTGTAAAACCATTTATAGAAAAATATATACCATGCAACACTCAATATATTATAAAATCATTATCCGGGTTACTAAGGAATACACCTTATATGAATAATCAAATTGAAGAAAATAAACTACTATGTAATTCTGAAAAAGAATGCGATTTACAATCAAAAAAATGCAATCAAATAACGTTTGTACCTGGTTATATGGAGCATGATCCTAAAGGAGAAGTCCTACGTACATATAAACATAAATGTTTTTTTTTCAATTCTCGAAAAAAAAGTCATTCTTTATAAATTTACTAATCTTTATTTCATCGTCTTCACTATATGAAGTCTCTGTAAATTGTTTTTCTAAGTCATACTCGAAAGTTAAATCACACGAATAACATTTTTTTATGCGTGTAACCCATACCACATTACATAATGGAATATAATGATCATATATTTGTTTACCTCCAATAAAGAATATTTTGAAATTCATATTTAAAAACGGGTATAATTTACAAAATTTCTCTCGATAATTCAAAATGGTAGAATGAATTTTATCATTGTTTGTAAATATTATATCGTTGTTTTTAGGTCTTGTAGATGGCTCATCTAATAATAAATTTGGATGACTCGTTAAAACTATATTTAGACGATTTTTAAGGGGTCTTATGTTGTCTGGTAATGACAAGTATGTATTTTTACCCATAATAACAACATTATTCTTTGTAGTTTTATAAAAAAAGTTCAAATCTTTTACACACTTCCATGGAATAATACCTTCTTTAGATAAACCATTATTCGAATCGATCGCCATAATAGCTTCCATATTCAATATATATTACTTATAACGATAATTTTATATTTTAATTTACGCACATAAATTAAAACATAAATGGACGCAGAACAAGAATTAAACATAACTAGCTGTATAGAAAAATTATTCTCTTATCAATCAAAAAATTATATATTTATTTATACACCACCAAAAGTAGGCTCTACAACGTTGGTTTCGTCTTTGAGAATTTCTTTAGGTAAATCTTATAATATTATTCATATCCACGATGAAGTTATGTTGTCCGTATTAACTGGTATTAAAGGTATAAGTGTCAATGATATTATTAAATATTTGGGTTCACATGACAATAAAGTGTTTGTAATCGACGTATATAGAACACCTGTAGAGAGAAAAATGTCGGAATTTTTTGAAAAAATATCACCTTATCATTTCAATAATTCGGAAGAAAATATTAAAAATTATTCTATTAAAAGAATCAGTGATAGATTCAATAAAATATTTCCTCATATTGAAAATGATGACCACTATTTTGAAAAATATAATATTTCTGATCCAGTTCCATTTGATTTTGAAAATAAATATACTATTCAAATTATAAATAATGTCAATTATATTAAAATACGCTTGTGTGATTCACATATGTGGACAACAATTCTCTCTACCATCTTTCAAAATGATATTGTTTTAATAACTGATTATCAAACTGAAAGAAAGAATATAGGAGAATTATATAAGAGATTTAAACTTGAATATAGATTACCTATTAATTTCTTTGAAGAATTGAAATCATCTAAATATTTTGAATTTTATTATAATGAAAAAGAGAGAAATAGTTATTTAGATTCTTGGAGAAGCAGATTATCACATTCCACATTTCAACCATATACAAGTGATGAATTTAAATTTTATATGCAAGTATGTTTAGAAAATCAATATATAAATGATATTCAATTAGAACATTATATTGATAATGGATGTTTTTGTAAATATTGTTCTGTAAAACGAAAAGACATTTATTTTAGTGCAAAAAAAGGAGAAACACATTTTGTCAAAATGATTCATACAGAAGTGATTCATGAAATTAATGAAATTAGAAACAAAAAAATCACACAATTTATAAAAAATACCAAAACAAATAATTCTAATAAAAAATATACTAGAAATCAATTTGATATTCAACTTAAATAAAAATACGTAAGAAATAATACTTTAATTATAAAATAATATTATAGTATTATTTATGCCTTTTATATGCAAAATATGTGAAAAATGTCCCACTAGTCATTCCCTTGTTACACTTGATGAAACGGAAGAACAGAACATTTATTATACTTGTCCTTCAAGTGCTACAAATAATAATACGGCTGGAATAGTTGCCCATTATGATGGAGTATTAGGCGAATTGAATGGGAAGAAGTGGATATGGGTTTTAGATTTAAAAGGATTTAAAATGCAAAATTTTATGGAAATAGGAAATGGGATAGCACTTTCCAAGCTAATTAATACAAAATATAGTGAGCATTTACAAAAGATTATTGTTGTGAATCCAAACTCTTTTACTAGTGCTATATTTAACATGGTAAAACCATTTTTAAGTGAAAGAGTGCAGTCATTGGTTATTTTTTCGAATCAACCTTTTCAAAAGATACAAAGGTCTATGCCTGAAAAGACTGAGTTGAGCTCTTCTTTTTAGTATTTTAAATAAATAAAATATTTAATTATAATATGTCAGAAGAATTATCAGAAGAATTATCAGAAGAATTTATACAAAAGCGTTTAAATGAATATTATGATACATATTTATCCGCCATAAATGCTCATTTACCTGAAGGTATTTTACGAAATACTAAACATGAAGACATACAACTTGCATTTGCAAATGGAAGATATCAAGGATTAATACCTGGAACAACTTCTGAAAATTATTATGGTGGCCATCCTGGTCTTTTTTATCAATTATTATTGAATGCACTTTGTCTAAAAATTCCAGATGTTCTTATTATTATGTCTGCAAAATCAGATGGAAGACCAGGTGGAAGTTATCCAATTCCATCTGGAAAAAAAGAAATGTTTATAGGTTCATTAGTTGAATTAATGAAAACTAAATTAGTCGATAATATTATTATTGCTCACCCCGAATTAGAAGAATATAGAGAAGTTTTATTACAAAAAGTCCAAGGTATATCAGTAGATATAAAACCAATGGGTGCAGGAAATCCATTATTACATCATATTTATAATGAAAAATTGGTAGAATTAGAAATAACCTCACATCAAACAATGATGGTAACTGGGTTAGAACAAGATGTTTGTCATAAAAGGAAAATTACACCAGATGGTTGTGATTGGAAAAATAAATATGAATCTACATTTCCAGAAGCAAAATTTTTATTACTAGGCAGAAGTGGTGGTATTAGTGGAACAAAAATACGTGCAGCAATAGACGAACTTGATTATATCACAATTGCACAATGGTTAATAGATGCAGAAATGACAGATGATAATAGTTTGTTACTTGTAGGACAAATAATACATTCAATTAATCATTCTGAAGAAACAGATTCTCAAGAAGAGGCGTATCGTATTGCTGCACATATTGGTCTTATAAAAGCAGAATTAGAAGAAGCTATTAAAGAAGCTAATCAGTCAGCTGGTAGAAATAAAAAAACTAAAAAAACTAAAAAAACTAAAAAAACTAAAAAAACTAAAAAAACTAAAAAAACTAAAAAAACTAAAAAAACTAAAAAAACTAAAAAAAATATAAAGAAAACAAGAAAATATAAAGAAAAAATACGAAAAGAAATAAAAAATCACATTGAATCTAGGTTGGATTCACCTTTTCTAAAGGTAAAAAAATAATTTTAAAAATAAATTTGGCTCCACCTTTTCTAAAGGTGGATAAAAAAAAAATTGAAATACATTTTCAGTAAATACTTGAATGCATAATTAGTAAGAAAGCAAAATGATTAACGTTATTAAAATCCCCAACATCCAATACATCGGCGACATTATCCCTAAAGACACCAAGTCCAAAGGAAAATGGAAAGTCGATTACAAGTGCAGCAAGGAAATCCAGAAGCAGGAAAATGGCCGCATCTATTTCCTAGTGAAAGATGGAGAAATCTTCAAAATCGGCTCCTCTGCATGCGAGGGCGGCATCAAAACCACCTTTGCATTCTACGAGGGCGGACTCGGCGGATCTCCATCTCTTCGAACTTTTGGCATTCATGTGCTGATTCAGAAACAGCTAGACGCCGGCCATTCAATACAAATATACGCTCTCTTTATTGATCCCATCACAATTCAGATAAGCGGCATCACATCTACAAAAGAATTAATTACTTATCCTGATATCAAGGTGTTGGAAAATTTGTGTCGCGAAGATTACAAGGTGGTCTATGGTAAGTACCCGCAATGGAATTTCCAGGAGAACGCGGATAAGTGGCCTGACGACATCAATGCGGCCTTTGTAGCGCAAGTGAATGCACGCAAACCCACCTTATAAAAAATAAAAAACTAAATAAAAATAATAAAAAATAGGGCCTATTTGGCTCTATTTTTTATTTTTATACAAACTACTTTTCCTAAAGGTCGGCATAATACCTGTATTTTCCGTCCTTACCCAAGACAATGTTGCCGCGTAGTAATTGCTCTTCCAACCAACGCTTACCAGCTTCCTGGTTCTTTCTTTCGTTCCAGGAAGAAAGAGAATCTTCATAGAACCATGTGTCTAAACATTTATTGTTTTCGTCATCTTCCCAATCTTGATATTCTGCAGGAGATAACGTTGCTTTCATTTTCATTTCTTCTGCTTCTATATTTTTCATAGATTCATATTCAAACCTATCGATGCGACCTTGATCTTCCTGTATTTCTTCCTGGACTCGGTCAAAGAATGGCGCAGGAATTTCTCGAGACTTGTCTCCGCACTCATCAAACATGTAAAACCATCTGCTACCATGCAAATACAACATATGCAGTTTATAGAGTTCATAATTTGCATCGTCTCTTACCTTTTTCTCTTTGGCTCTTTGTTCTCTCCTTGCTTTTCTCTCCAAATAAGCTTCACGATCCTTCTTTTTTTTATAGGCTATCTCTGCCTTCTTCTTGGCCTCTTGAGAGTTGGTAATAGCTAGATCATGTTCGGTGATTGCCTTTTTCGCAATTTGCGACCACATATTATTTTGATTGTTCATTGGTGTAAAAGATTTGTACAATTATTAAAAAACTAAAAAAATATTTCAATTTTTTTAATCCACTTTTCCTAAAGGTGGATTATAAATATTTCATGACTCTCTTTCTTTATCCCTTCCTCTGCATTCTTTCTATTTTTTCCGATGCGTGTCTCTCCTTGTCCATATGTATATTGCCATTCAGGATATTCAAATTTGCAGCCCGCATACATTTCTCTAACTGCCGAGCAATTATTATACGTCATGAGAAAGCCTCCTTTATGCTTTTTGAGCAACTCTGCTAGCCTCTTATGGTCGAAATTGTTATGATGAATCGCAAAATTGCAGTTCGGATACATTCCCTTGAACATCTTGGAGTCACCTTCCAAATAATAAGGCGGATCTAGAAACAAGAAATCGTCGATATGTTTTTCTAGCACTTCTTCAAAGGACGCACAAGAAACTGATAAATTGACTAGATTCATTTTCCCTAGCTTCTCTATACGTCTGTCAAATTTTGCCTTGTCTATTTCATTCGAGCTAGGCCATCCCAAAAACATTGGACCATAAGACAAAGTCATATTATAATAATAATAAACGGCTTGCATGATCGAATCATTGTCTAGAAGAATCAAATCTTCAGGCTTTAATTCAACTTTTGCCTTTGTCTTGTAAATTAAGTCTGCCGGTTTAATTTTGTCCCAATAATTCAGCAATACATGACGATTATATGTAAATTCTGTTTCTGTCACATGAAATTGCTTCAATTGTTCGACAAATTCCGCCTTGTTATGTATCAAGGTGTTCCAGAAATTTACTAATAGACCAAATATATCATAACCAACTACTTCTATTCCTAGGTGTTGAGATAAACATAATTCTACGGACCCACCCCCAAAGAAAGGCGACACGATTTTCTTTTCTTTTAATTTAGGTAAATTTGCCAAAATGAGACCAATTGCCTTTGATTTACCGCCTGCATATCGCAATGGAGATAAACATTGTCTCTTATAAGTCCCATTTTTATTCGAAATTGTATTTAAATAGTTTTTTAAATATGTTTCATCCTTTTCATATGCATAGCTCTCTTCAATGATTACGACATTTTCCTCTTCATCTTCCTCTTCATCTTCCTCTTCATCTTCCTTTTCCTCTTCAATAAGAATACATGATGTCTTTCTTTTTTCATGAGAAGTTAACGCGGATTTCTTGTCAAAAATTTTAGTACATTTTTTGCATACAAATGTAGCCATTCTATTTTATAAATTATAATATAATATTATTTTTATATCAATTTTATTAAGAAGTTTACCAAATATATATTGTTATAATATAAATGTCTAATATGGGATTAGAACAAATTCAAAATGGTAATGCAGCATTTTTTACTCAATTCAAAAAATTTATTGCTGATAATAGCATTGTTGGTACTAGTGCTGGAGTAATTATTGCTTTAGCATCAAAAGATGTCATTACATCTTTGGTTGGTGATATTGTTATACCAATATTAATCTTTTTATTTTTGAAATTAAATATTAAATCATTGACTCCTATTTTAGGAAAATCTGAATTTAATTTAACAAATTTCTTTAAAAATTTAATTAGTTGGATTTTAACTATGTTGGTTACATATTTCTTTATTCAGGCAACTTTCGAATTTTTATTAGGTGTTAAAAAAGAAGAACCTAAAGAAGAGAAAAAAAAGGAGACCTTTTTCTCTCGTTAAATAAAAATTTTTATAAACTATATATACCTACTTATATATTTTATCTAACTATCTAACTATCTAACTACTTACACCTTTCTATGCCACCAAACTGCCGCACTACAATCATCATATCCATTTGAAGGGAATTTTGTCATAGATCCGTGAAAATTCCATGTCTGCTTCCATCGAGTTTCTGCAAGATCTACCAATTGTTCTCCCGAGTAAGTCTTCAGCTTCTCCATATCGTAGTTAAGATTTATCATGTCTCCTACGCCATCGCTACAAACAATCACTTTGACATCATCTGTCATTTTTGCTATAATTGTGGCTGTCTCAGCTTCAATGCATGTAATTCCGTTGTGACCTAGTGATCGCGTGCATGCCAGCTTTGCTCCATTTCCACCTGTAAGGATCGCATACTTACCTGGCTTACTTATAATCTCATCTTCGCTAACCATTTCGAAACCGGATTTACTCACTTGTACGCTATTAACAAAACCCTTCTGGGTCATGAGAGCTACCTCTTTATCATTATTGGCATGATGACTAATCGTTTGAAATTTCAGCTCCCCATTCACGAGAACAAAGATGGGCGAATCACCAATCCATTCTGCGACGACTTTCAATATGCCGGTTTTATCGTTTCTATGCACAAATGCAGCCGAGTATGTTGTACCCGAGCTAATCATTATATCCTTTGTAATTTTTGCATTCATGTATTCTCTGTAAGTCATCTTGCTAGGAATATAAATGAGCTTATCGCTTTCGGCTTTCTTTTCCTGGCAACTGGTAAGAATACTGGACTGCATAGAGCTAGGGGTGTTTGCCTGCTGAAAATGATATTCGAAATCGAGTTGTTTAGTAATGTCTGGCACTAAATCCTTACCATGTCCGTCCATAACGGCTATAACATCCATCGGCAAATCGCCGTCTTCCTTAATCACTCCTTCTTTATGACTTATTGTGAGAGCTACTACAACATCCTGTTTACTACACAACTGCTTGATTGCGGTATCTACAAGTGTTAACATTTTAGTAGGAGGTTGGGCATTGGACAAGTCAATATCTACAAGAAGTTCTACTTCAATAAGGACATCTTCTTCGATATCTTCAAAGTCTGGTCTTCTCTCTCGGTGACCTGGTTTTCTCTTCATTCTACCCAGAGGGACGCGAGGAGGTTTGACACCAAACAATGTAGATTCCTCTATATTTTCTATATCTTCTCCTCCTATATCTTCTCCTCCTATTATTATCGCGCGACGAGCTGACTCCTTCTTAGCATTCTTTCCTAGGCGGTTAGATGGCTGTCTATTTCTTCGTTCTAATTCTTTTTCTAAAGTTTTTAAAGTTTTTGACTGCTTATGATGTACTTCATCAGCAGTCAGTGATTTCTTATCAGTAGTAACGTTATCGTAATTCATTATTGATTGATTGTAAATTGTACATATCTTTAAATACTCAAAAAACATTTCATTTTTTTTTCACTTTTTAAAAGGTGGAGCCAAATCTTTTACTAAAAATTTATAATAAATTATTAAAACAACTTAAAGAAAAAAATCCGTTATCGGATTTAATTTATTATTTATATTACTCTAACTAACCTAACTATTTAAAACGCGCATTTGTGTAGCCAGGTAACATAACTTCGTAAATGCTCCTGACATATTTCTTTGGATTATTCACTACTTGCCATCTAGAACGCGCAACTTTTCTAACTTCGTTGTAAAATGGTTGTCTATTTTTACCTCTACACCAGTGATCTAACTCTTGACGTGTAGAAATACCTTCCTTTTTCAGGACAAATTTGACAGCACGATGAATGCTTTCAAAATTTGGAGTTTTGTATTCCCAGACTTTGCGTTTTGACCTTGTAATTTGAGCTATAAATGAACCGACATTGAAGAAAAGTACGAAGAATACAAGACCGGATAATTGAATTAGAGTTAGGGCCATTTTGATTGAATAATTGTACATTCAATAATTTTATATAAAAAGGTTTCAATTTTATCCACTTTTTATAAAAAGTAGAGCCAAAAATAAAAACTAAAAATTTATAATTTATCTCTATGCTTTTAGAAAAAATAAATTTAAATTCAACTCACGAGTTCTAAAGAAAAAATCTTTCTTGAATTTAATTTAATTTAATAAATCAAAAAAATTATAAATTTTTAGTAAATGTTTGGCTCCACCTTTTCAAAGGTGGAAAAAATAAAATTGAAATAAAAAAGTGAATAAAAGTGAGATGTATAATTCTACAAGTCGTTTTAAAATGTCAAGCGTAATTTCAGTAACAATGATGATGAACAATATGATGTCAGGTATGATGAGAAGCGTAGCATGCCAAGTGATAGATGGTTGTGCGTCGAAGTATGGTTTTGATGGAGATGAAGCAAAGAGGTCGCTAGATTTGCATTTAGCAAAGAAAGCATTAGTAAGTGGTCGAAAGAAGGAAGTAAAGGCGAAAGCCGCATTCCCACTCCCTTTCAACGGCGAACACTCGACCAATTGCTGCCAAGCGCTTCGCCAAAACAACGGACTATACACCCAATGCCAAGCCTCTATAAAAAATAGCGGAACCTACTGCAAATCTTGCCAACAACTGGCGGATAAGAGCAGCGATGGTATCCCAGAATACGGCACCATAAGCATGCGGTTAGCAACAAATCCTTACGACTATGTCGACCCAAAAGGACGCAAACCAACGTCTTATACCAAAGTAATAAAAAAATATAATTTAACCCAAGAACAGGTGAACGAAGAAGCAGCAAAATTCGGAATCTCAATCGACGCAGCTCACTTTGTCGTCCCTGAGGAAACAAAACGTGGACGACCTGCAAAGGCTCCAAAGGAACCAAAGGAAGCCAAAGCTGTCAAGGGTCGACCAAAAAAGTCAACCAAACTCATTGCTCTCGCTGATGATGAGGAAGACCTATTTGCAACCCTAGTCGCGCAGGCAAATGTAGTCGATGAGGAACTCGAAGATACAAAAACCGAAGAGAAGGAAGCCAAAGCACAGAAACTCGCCGAAGAGAAGGAAGCCAAAGCACAGAAACTCGCCGAAGAGAAGGAAGCCAAAGCACAGAAACTCGCCGAAGAGAAGGAAGCCAAAATACAGAAACTCGCCGAAGAGAAGGAAGCCAAAATACAGAAACTCGCCGAAGAGAAGGAAGCCAAAGCACAGAAACTCGCCGAAGAGAAGGAAGCCAAAGCACAGAAACTCGCCGAAGAGAAGGAAGCCAAAGCACAGAAACTCGCCGAAGAGAAGGAAACCAAAACACAGAAACTCGCCGAAGAGAAGGAAGCCAAAACACAGAAACTAGCTCAAGCCAAGGAAGCCTCCAAGAAAGCGCCAAAGGTCTCCAAGAAAGTCGAAGAACCTGCCGAAGAAGAAGAGACCTACAAGAAATGCTCAGGTCCTGACGGAAAGAAATACATCCGCTCTCAGCAGAGTAATGTAGTCTACGATTTTGAAATCTACACGGCCAAGGAAGAGCTAGTGGCAGTAGGCAAATGGGTCGCAGATAGCAAGAGCGTCGTGTTTAACAATGACGCCGACTCAGAATCTGAACTAGAAGACGATGAAGTCGATGAATAAATCCACCTTTAAAAAAGGTCCAAAGGGACTGATAGTTATAAGTAGTTAGACCACCTTTAAAAGGTGGTGCCAAATAAGTAGCTAGAGTAATTATTAATCATTATTTTTTCATTGATGTATAATTTGGCCCATGACCCTTTTCCAAAGGTCCTGCTGCCTGCTGCTGCTGCTCCCCAATAAAATTATTGCATTCCTTCCTCATCGCCAATATCCATGATATAGGTTCCTGACTCTATATCATGAAAGTGTCTACCTATATTGAAGTCTGTAGGTTGCTCTCTAACACTCGTAGGCAATAAAGTTTCTCCCTCGAATAAATAAATTAGTTTTCTCTCTATAGAAGAGAGAATAGAACCCAAATAGTCAACAATAGATGTCATATAGATATTATAATGCAACTATAATATCCATCATTAAATGTCAATTTTTTTATAAAGTATTTATAAAAAAAGTTATGCTAACAATTTTTGCATTATTTTTTTGGTGACCAGACCATAAAATTCAATTATGGTGACAGACCTCCACTTTGCCCAAAAATATTTGTTAAAAAGAATAAATTGTGAAACCTACTTAAAGACAAACTAGTCCGACCAAAAAAAGCCGGCATTTTTTAGCCAGCCAAATTGGTTTTATTAATTATATGTAATGTGACCATATATCTAGCTAATTAATTATATGTAATGTGACCATATATCTAGCTAATTAATTATATGTATTGACTAGCTAGTAATCTCTTCCCTTCCTGGGTCGAATGTATATATTTTTCTATATTTATAGTATCGCATTCCTGGTCTTCGAAAGCACACATCTCAAATCTCTCTACATACACTACCTTTGTTTGTCCAATGCGGTGACACCTGGCAATCGCTTGATCCTCAACTGCAGGATTCCAGTGCGGACTAATGAAGTAAATCTCGCTATAATGCTCCTGCAAATTAAGACCCTCACAGCCAGTCTGGATTTGCAGGACCAATGCCTCATGACCCTCTTCAAGAACCTCTCTACGATTAGAAGTGCGACCATCAAAAGTCACCACACTTGACATCCCGCTAGCCCTTAATCTAATGGCAATTTCGTCGATTTCTTCGCGGAAGTGGCAGAAGATGAGCTTGCCAGATCCGTTGCCCTTTCTCTCTACTATTTTAGCAACGGCATTATCCAGCTTACTGCTGCAACCAAAGGCCTCATTATACTCAAGTCTGTTACTAAGAAGACGCGGCAATATACATGCCTGCCTAGCCTTCAAGATAGCCGACAAAACGCCGTTATATGGTAAGCCCTTGCCTTTGCCAGCCACTCTGGCAAACTCCAACACCGAGTGCAGCTCCTCCGACAACTCCTTCTCTCTTTCATTAGACCATTTAACCATATTTTTGTCTGCTACTATTTCAGGAAGAATGATGCCGACTTGCTTCTTGGTACGCTTCATAATGAAGGCTCTGGTGAGCTGTATCAGGTTATCAGAGTCGGTATAATAGCTGGCTGGTAGTCGCAACATCTTGCACAGATTATAGAAATCCTGCTTTTTATTCTGTATCGGTGTGCCAGAAACAAGCCAACGGATAGATGACCTCAATAACTTGGCGCCGAAATAGAGAGAAGTGTTGCCATTCCTCAAATGATGGGCCTCGTCAAAGATGATTCGTGACCACACTACTTTATGCAAAGGAGTAATTTTTTTTTGTTTTTTTGTAATGCTGATAGCACCATATGTCGAAATGACAATCTTGGCTGCCTCTAGTTGTTCCTGGGAAATCTGCTTCTTATTGTCGCCGTGAAAGATCAGGGATTTGTGACCAGTGGTGCGGGCAATTTGTACATACCATTGGTCAACAAGGGCTGGCGGCACAATAATTAGCGTTCTCTCTACGAAATTCGCCAACATAGTGCCGATCATCATAATCGTCTTACCTAATCCCATCTGGTCGGCCATGAAACCGCCACGAACGCCGCAAATAGGATCCTTCCTCAATTCATTTGAGAGAATCCAACGGACGCCGTCCTTCTGATACTCATGAGGGGTCAGCTTTCCTTTTTCTAAATAGGTGTCAAACATAGCCATACGGCTATCGAGTAATTCTGTAGTCATTTTCAAATGCTTAATTGATGTTATTGTACTGGTAATTGAAAATTTAAAAAAGTATCTCAATTTTATTACATTTTATTAAATTTTATTTATTCTCTATGCATCTAGAATAAATAAAAATAAATGCAGATCATCATCTTCTAAGGAAGTAGACCTTACTAGCATTTAATTTATAAATTTTTAGTACATCCAGCTTTTACTACGTAGTGAAAGCTGGATTAAAAAATTGAAACATTTTTCTCTCTTTACATGAACTGCACCAATTATCACCAACGCTTTTAAAGAACAATGTCTTACAACAAATGCAACTCCAAGAAGCCTTTCTGCAAAGTCTGCCACGATGCAGGAAAGCCAGAGAGTGACTACACTGGTCACCATGTTAGGTCTCTACCTGACAAACAAGGTAATACTAAAGTAACTTGCCCTACTCTTTTAAAGACAGAATGTCGTTATTGCTACGAGCTCGGACATACCGCCAAGTTCTGCCCCGCTCTTGCCAAGAGAGAAAAGGCCGAAGACAGACATCACCGCGAACAGATACGCACTGCCAAGCAGCCAGTTCAGAAGCCAAAAGTTGACCTCCGAGGTGGCAGATTCAATGTCCTCCTATCAGACGATGAGGAGGAGGTGGTCAAGGTCGAAGAGTACCCAGCACTCGGTCAAGGCGTAACAAACAGCTACGCTACCGCAGCAAGGCAAGCACAAGTTGCAGCACAAGTTGCAGCACAAGTTGCAGCACAAGTTGCCACACAAGTTGCCGTGTTACCAGCTGGATTCGTAGTCCTACAGAAGGGAGCCACATACGAGAAGAAAAAAGTACCATCCAAGTCATGGGCCGACTATGATTCAGACGATGATTCCGACGAGGAAACCTCCGCTTGGTAAACAAAAATCATAAAAATCAAAAAATAAATAAAATAAGGGGCAACCCTTTTTTCCTGGCTGGTCCGCACAACAAGTAGTGTTCAAGCGCCCATATAGAGAGATCTGAAATATATTTTTATAAATTTTTAGTTTAAAATAAAATTACAGGATGGTATTATAAATTTCTTTAAAAATGAAATGATTTTTAAATAAAATATGAAAGATACAATTACCAAAGCAAATCAACATTTTAAGATGAAAGCACCACAACCAACCAGATACAGACGTCCAATGAACTATGCTAACACTTACTTAAGTGATAGGCAAGCTCTCCTATGGAACCACAAAAAATCAAACACATGGGTTACAGCAACCTATAACAAAGAGATGGATACTTTTACAGGAATTTATTCCTGGGGTGAAATATTCGTAAACACAAGTCTTAATCAGATAGGCCTCAAGATGACGCACAGTATAGGAAGAGATACTTGTAATGCTTGGGCTGAATTCAAGACTTTAGCTGGAGACAGCATCGAGAGATTGGATCTGTAATAGTAGTTAGATAGATAGATAGGATTTATATTATATATAAACACCTTTTTTCCTGCTGTTACCTAATAACATTTGAAATGTTAAAAGGTGTAAAAAAGATCGCACAATTTGCCAGCGAAGTAGTATTACACCTTTTTACATTTCAAATGCCTGCATAAAATTGATTAAAAATTATATTATTATAATATTATTATAATATTATGATAACAATAAATTCTCAAGAAGAATACGATTCGGCGAAAAATAGATATGAGGAAGCTATACAAAAATCTTGTCAATGGGAATATGATTTGGAAAAAAAATATAATGAAGACCAGCAAATTGATATTATGGGTATGATTGCGTATTGGGAAAATCAACTAAGAGGATTTGGAAAACGGAATGATGAACGATTATATGAAAGTATCCGAAAAGAAGATAGTTCAGGGCAGATGTTAGAAGAAGCGAAAAAAGGGTTTGAATACGCAAAAGTGTGTTTAGAATTAGGGTCACCAGTAATAAAATGGGAGATAGCGAACAAGAAAAATCGGCGTTTGAAATGTAAAAAGGTGTAAAGTGCGCTTTCACTTTGGTAGCCATATAGTATACTATAGAGATCTATATTCTCTCTAGTCTTGAATTCAAATTATATTTTATAATTTTTTAGTTAAAAAATAAAATAGAGGATGGTCGTATAAATTTCTTTAAAAAATGAAATGATTTTTAAATAAAATATGAAAGATACCATTACCAAAGCAACCAACATTTTAAGATGAATACAACTACTATCAAGAGAGAAATGCTCCACGTTACCTATAGCCTCGATGAAGTGTTCAAGATACCCATCGGGGTTGACCTGAATGACACCTCGCAGGTAAAGAACTGGAATGCTCAATGGAATATCCTGTATATAACCTACACCGACGGGAGAAATGAAGAGATAGCCGCTGAAGGACTCTTAAACTACGAATACCCGGTGCCTGAGAGTGTAAAC